CTATCACCCATGTCGTCTATTCCCCAACACACTAGCCTGTTTGCTGTATGTTGCTACCGGTTGCCCTGTAAAGTTTATGGGACTGTAGTGAGATACTGTTACATATCTCGGCAACGCATGTTCTATAGTCGCAAGACAAAGTGAACTATAGACTCATTGAGGGTTCGCAAACCTGTCGATTGCCCTCTCGGTTTTCCGTAGATGTTATTCTACGCTTACTCCAGATCCGTCGGCGGTCTTTCACGCTTCCTCAAGGAGGGTCGGCACCCGACCAGCAAATTGTTTATAACTGATGTAATGTTGTTAAAGTTTCGGCAGAAATGTTGATGATGTTGGAGTTGGTCTCTGTTATACCTGAGCAGTATGCTTTAAGTAGGTCTTTGTTGAGCCTGAAAAAATTATCCCATTCGATTATGAGCCAATCTTTATATGCTTTTGATGAGTAATATAAGAAATGATCAGTGACCCAAGTAAGTTTAGATTGAACACATACAAATTTACCCTTGCGGTTAAATTTCATAAACAGAATGTTTAAATCATCTGTCTCAGCAACAGACATCATCTGATCTATCCATGCATCTAATGTCTTGCATTCACCTGCAAGTACTTGATGAAACGGAAAATCAGCATAACTCTTGCATTCTGCATTCATCTTGCTAAAACTCTGCCCGGGTACTATGTCGCCTTTGAAACTACGAATCTGCCCTTCGTGTAGTATTTGAGTGCGTACTTGATTTTTACCACCTACATACGCACCGGATCCGGGAGCGCGAATAAAACTCTCATTATAGAGTTTACTGAGGTGTATTGCGACCTCACGCTCAAAACTGTTTCCTTTTTGTTTCTGTGGATTAGGCATGTTAATATGTATTCACTTACCACTCAGTGGCATAATTTTTATCTACTACACTATTCTTACACTTCAAATTACATTCGAAACTATTTTCTATGAATTTTTCTTTCCAGAAAATATCATTGACAACATCAGTCAACAAGTTGTCATATAAATTATATTTCTTTCCTAACTCATTCCAATGTTTGTTGTGACCATAACGATTGGCTACCCAACAGCAAGGATAAAAGTCTCCCTTGCTATTGATGAACAAACCTTTATTACCTATATGACAAATGGGCTTGATCTCACCTATAGCTTGGATGTTTTCGAATAATCTTAAATTAGTTTCTTTATAACTCTCACGCAATAGTCTACCTGATAGGTTCGTGATCTGTCTCTCAAACCTATGGGTAGAACTTATCAAATTCTTGTTATCTGGTTCGAATCTATCGTTTCGACCATAGTGTTCATACTTACTCCCAAACTTCGTGCTAAGAGTGAGTTGAAATTGATCAAAACCCAATTTTCTAGCCATATCACGCATATGATCTATGTGATTCTCATTGAATTTGAATCCAATACTATCCCATGTCATATAACAATCGCTATTTTTACGCAAAGTGTTGACACCCATCATGATGCTATCCCAGTCACTATTGACGCGATATTGCTCATTACTGAACTGATCATAGCCATCTAGGCTAAAATGTACATGGTCAACATCAGTCAAGACATTTGCTAAACTTAACCACCAGTCTGCCTTTTTATAACTGCCGTTAGTGACTATCACTATGGCTACATCTTTATATGATTTGATATATTGTATGATAGGCACTAGATCATGCGCATAGATAGGATCTCCGTCATCACCGCAGAATGTTATCTTTTCAACATGGTTGCTTATGAACTCAGGAGTAAAATTCTTTTTGAAGAAATCTAAATCTAATTCTGTATTGATCAATGAGTCAGGTACTTCGGTACGGGCGCAACGAGGACAGCGCAAAGTACATTTGCTACTGACTTCGATATGCCAATGCCAAAGTGCTAAACTCATACTAGATCGTGACTGGTGTTATATGTAGTGAAGCCATTCTCTTTCACTACTCTTAATACGCTAGGTACACGACCAGCCAACTCTTCTCGGTGACTTACGAGCCATACAGATTTATTTCTATTACGGCTCATGTCCTTCAAGATAGCCATGCTGTTCTCGACACCCATGCTATCCATACCACTATCAATCAACTCATCGATGAACAATGTATTGATCGGGCTGTATAGACTTTCCCATACATCTCTAAACGCAAACGATAGACCCAATATCAGTCGATTGCGTTCGCCGCGAGAAAGATTATCGAAATCTAATTCACGACCCAACTCTGTGATTTGAACAGTAAGATCGTTTAAGAATATCACTTGATGAGGTAATCCGATCTTGTCAAGGTAGTGTGTGAGCCTTGCGTTGAGGTAACTTAGATTTTGGTCGATAATCTTCTTGCGGACGAAACTATCTTTGCTTGTCAATAAGTCAAGCAAGAATTTTTGATGGTCATTCATTCTAGTAAGTTCATTGATCTTATCAAAACTTACTTCCTGTAATGCCTGATTTTCCATATCATTGATCTGATCAGTGTATGGATTTAATTCTTTATCTTTTTCATCGATCTTTGTGACCAATGCATCAACCAAACTACGATGCTGAAATGCTTCTTGTTCAGTATCATAATATAGCTTTGGTTGCTTGCCCAATGGGCCTAATTCATCTTTAGCAGATTTTAATTGTTCTAGTAAGTTATTGAATTCCTTGATGTTTTTCTCATTCTCTTTCTTACTCTTTTCTTTTTCTTTTGTTACTTTGGCGTGCTTTTCGTCATGGAAGTCTTGACCACAAGTATGGCACTTGTGTTCTTTCAACTGCGCTAGTTCCTTTTCCACTTTCTTTAATGATTTTTCTTCTTTATCTAAATCATCTTGGGTTCGGACAATAGTCTTATCTAAGTCTGCGATATCTTTCTTCTTTTGATTGTACGCCGATAGATCCTTATGACCTTGAAGTTCTTTTTCAATGTCTAATTTCTGCAACTCTTCTAGGTCGTCTTTAAGTTTCTTTAAATCTTCATCATGCTTGGTATCCCAGAGTTTTGCTCTGCGCTTTAGATTTTCAATTTGTTCTTGCACACGCTTGTTGGCTTCTTCAACAGCTTTGACACGAAACTCTTCTTCGGTTATAGTGTCTTTGGTATTCTTGATCAAGGTCTTGATCATCTCAGCCTTCTCACTTAGCAATGTGATACCGAGCAACTGCTCTATGATGTTGCGCTGATCGTTAGCCTTCATTGCCAAGAATGGCTCGCTGTATGTGTTCAATGCAATGATCTGCTTGAACATATCAGGAGTCATGTTTATGGCGCGTTCGATATGCTCTTGAGTTTCTTTGTTCTCACCTTGAGCATCGTTGACTGTTTCTTCTTCTTTGTTATCAACATAAAACTTAAGAATGTTTGGGCGACGACCGCGCTCAATCTTATAATCGATGCCGTTACAACTAAACTCTAATGTAACCAACATGCCCTTAGCATTGGTACGATTGATTAGATTGTCTTTGCGAATCTGATTGATGGGAGTACCAAACAACGCATAACTCAATCCTTGAATCAATGTGGTCTTACCAGTGCCGTTTCTGGCCCCGTCACCGCCTAGATCAAGGTTCTCACCTAAAATCAATGTAAGTTCCTTGCTATCAAAGTTCACGGCTTGAGTGACTTGACCAATCGACAAAAAGTTTCTTAGTGTGATGTTCTTTAGTTTAATCATTGTTTCTTCCAATGTGATAGATCACGATCAAAACGATTTTCTACCACAGATATTTCTCTATTAATATAATCTATAGTGTCTCTATTGTCAAAGACTAAGGGATCATTGATATCTGTTGCGAATATGATACCTTTGCTAGGATCATAAAAAGGTCTGATGCCTAAATGTTCGCATATAGTATGCATGAATTTTTTTGGATCAGATTTTAAATCATCATAGAACAAATATTTTACCGGCACTTTACAGTTGTCCCAGTAATCAAATAACTCGCTTAAATTAGAATACATCTTAACCATATTATTTTTAATATCTATGTAATCAGGTTTGGATACAATAAAACCTCGATCATTGTTATTAAACATGTTATACATAGAGTTTAAAACTTCATATGGACTGCGTAAAATCATAGTCAAGTGCGTGGCATGCTCATGTATATTTTCAGGTCGTAGATAATGTCCTTCTTCCTGCTTCATAAAAGCATGCGGATCTAAATTATAAGTCTTATCATAAGGTAAATATAATTTACTATACGATTTTAAATCATTTGCCTTGTGTTCTTTATAAAACACAGTAAATCTACCGTCTAGTTGCGGATGCGCGTGTAGTTGCATCCACAACCAATTAGTACCAGTTTTAGGAAAACCTATATTCCTATAATGTATTTCCCTCATAGGTTCTTATAAATTTCTAAAAGTAATTTCTGATCGTAGAACTGGCTCTCAATATTACTGATCTGATCCATGATGATCTGATCTACGCTTTCAAACTTAAGTTCGCCGGGAGCAAGATCAAGTTGATGTTGTTCCAACTTCATAGGTATCAGTGCCATCTCACGCAATTTATGTTTTGGTATCAATTGTTCTTTGATGAAGTTTGCCTCTTCATAACTGATATCGATATCCAAATGAACACGAATACTGCTTCTAGGCAATAGCAAACCTTCTGGATTATCTAACACTTCACTTAATTTATAAACACGGAAGCGAGGCTGATCGGGCCATGATTTGAATACAGGGTCTTGACCCCACTCTAATATCATCATGCCTCTTGCGTCATCACCTGCGTCAGCATAGTTGTGTGGGAATGCATTACCCATGTACCAGATGTTTTTTCTTGCTTGACGCTTATGGAAATGTCCTGAGTATACTTGTTCGAATCCTGTGACATGAGTATCATTGATCTCACCCACATCAGGCATCTCGACCATAGCGTTCATATAGAAGTGTGGCAACTCAAGATGACTGAACAAATATTTGCCACCCATCTTTGCTAACTTCTTGTAATCTTCACCTACTAACCATGGCGCGATGACTACATCACCTTCTTTATACCAATCATTGACGATTGTTACATTGGGTAAATGTTTAGCCCATTCAACACTATGAATGTCTCTACGGTCACGATAGTAAAGGTCATGATTACCCGGGATAAAATATACATGATCGAATGCATCGTTCAGGCGTTCTAATGCCCTCAATCCATATTGCATGGTATGTATATTGATACTTGCGCGATGGTGATTGTAATCACCCAAGAATATACAAGTATCGCAGTTCTCTTTTTTGGCAGTCTCAATGAACCAATCAACAAAGTCTGAACAGTCCTGATTATGCTCAAGACTATTGCTCTTCAGACCAAAATGTATGTCAGTAAAACACGCTGCCTTTTTAAATAGGTTAGACATTCAGATATTTTATATCGTTTATGTTAAAATAGCAATTGTTATGGTTATTCTTCGTAACTATCAAACTTGGCACCGGACATCTGCCTTGTGTAACTTGGGTTCAAGCCGTTCATCTCAAGGATGTCATCACGGATGTTTTGATTACGCTTTTCGGTATTCAATACACGGCAGAAACTATTTGTGATAGCGGCTGTGTAGTAAGCGAATGGGTTTGCCGATTTCGCTTCATTGAAACGCAATCCAACATAAGTCAACTGTAGAATGGCACTGTTGCGCATTTCATCATTGTATGTGTAGCCACGCCAATTATATTTCATGGCATACTTTTCACAAAGCATGATGAACATACGGGCTAGTTTGTCTGTGATCTTACCATGATCCTTGCTGAATTCTCCGGTCTTGACACCACCTGTCCAGTGGCTCTTGCCAACACATACTGCGCTACCGGTTTCATCAATCTTATAATGTTGGAATGGCGGGAAGTTAACCTTGACATGAACCATGTCATCGACTTCATCTTTGGTCTTTTCGTCTTCCAAGTCTGCAAAGAGGCTATCTTCATCTATATCATCAAATTCCAAGATATCTTTAGCGGTTTTCTTTACTACGACTTTTCTTGGTTGCTTTGGATTCATGGGGATATGTTCCCAGGTCATGACACGGAAAACTAAATCTGTTACTGGAATGTCTTTGAGTTTTACTTCTTCGCCGGTCTGTGCCAAAATTCGTGCGGCTCTGATTTCTTTAGCAGCCTTGATGTTTTTGGGCTTTGTGATTTGCTCTAATGATTTTTCTAATGAATTCTGCGGGGTATCTACGATTAGATCATATTGATGATACTCTTGCTTTGAAAAACAGCAGTAACTTGACTTGCTGGCATGTATCTCTTTTAAGATATCTTTATTGTTTAGATAATTGACTGGCTTCTTTGTTGTTATAGACATAGTTCCTCTTGTAATTGTGTTGCGTAAATGATACACGGCCTGGCAGATTATGTCAAGCCTATATTACAAAAACGGTGATTTTCAGGGCGATAAATAATACACAGACATGCTATTTATGCGGTCTCTTTTTACTACAGGATAACTTATGGCCAGTTTAGATGAATATAGAAAACTCTTGGCGGAGGCTAAACAATTAGCCGCCGAATATGGAGCCCAGTATTCAGCACTGGAAAAAAGAGTTCTAGAATTAAGAAAACAACGAGCAAGAGACCAGGAATCACCTAATTACAATCCTAACGATCCTATAAACCTAGCTAGGGATGCTGAGATAGCAGGATTATCTGCTGAAAAGACAAATTTACTGTTACAGAGAGATGAGCAAAATACTAGAGTAAGTAATTTTACAAATTTAATAGAAAGATTTGAAGCAGAAGAAGCAACCAAGAAAGAGAATAACTCAGGCACAGGTACTCCCGGAACAGCAGGTGAGGGGGAAGCCGCAACCAAGCCCACAACAACAGTGCCCGCACCTGTAGCAGTACCAACCGATCCTGATGAAATTGCTAAACAAGAAGCACTAGCCAAATCAACACCTGAAAAGTTAAACATAAAAACAGATCCCGGTGTAAAAACCGGACAAGCGATCAACCCTGAGACAGGTGAACCATATACCCCGGTACCAGCAACAGACCCTGCCGCAGGTAATACTAATAGAGGTCTTTCTGGTGACATCAAAAACACAAGAGCGCAGGCTACATTACAAGATACTACTAACTTCAAACAGCGTAAAGACTGGCGTGTTAGACTAGCATTGAGTCCTGGCGCGGCGCAAGCAAAATATCTATACTATTCAGACACCCCGGGCATACTAGCACCGTTGGCTGCTACTGACGGAGTGATATTTCCATATACTCCTGCTATCTCAGTTAACTATGCTGCCAGTTATAGTCCAACTCAACCGGCGCATAGCAACTATAAATTATTTCAATATGAAGGTAGTTCAGTAGATTCACTTAGCATAACCTGCGACTTTACAGCGCAGGATACTGAAGAAGCAAATTATGTACTAGCAGTAATTCATTTTTTCCGTAGCGTGACAAAGATGTTTTATGGACAAGATCAATTTCCAAAACCAGGCACACCACCTCCGCTCTGTTATCTTTTTGGATTGGGTGAGTTTCAATTCAATGCACATCCATTAGCCATAACAAGTTTTAGTTATAACTTACCTACTGATGTTGATTATATTCGAGCCGGAGCGATAACAGCAGGTGCCGGGGTCAACAGAGCACCGAGCGGTGACCCTAAAAAATCTAAAAGATCAGGTCCATTTCAAGCAGTAGCAGAACGATTAGCACAAAACGCAGTAAGTAAATTGGGTGGTACAGCACAGAGTATATTGAAGAAAGTTATTCCCGGCGGCATATTAGCAGGTCCATCTTTCAACGGGTCACAGAATGATACAGGATTTAATTCAACTGTGCCTCCAGGTACTAAAGATCCTACTTATGTACCTACAAAGATTAATATTAGCATAAGCGCAGTACCGATAGTAAGTAGATATGACATTAGCAATAGATTCAGCGTCAAAGATTATGCTAGCGGTAAATTGTTAAATGGCGTCAAGAACGCAGGCGGAGGAATTTGGTAATGGCAAGCAATGCGATATATCCTAGAACTAGCCCATATAAAGAAACTGAAATCTTTAATAAAAAGTTTTTAGACTTCATGGTCAACAGACCTATACCTAGCCAGCCTAGCGATATACAAATCATACTAGCAGAAGTTTATCAATATCGTCCTGATATGTTAGCCTTTGATTTGTATGGTGATCCTCGTTTGTGGTGGGTGTTCGCCGCTAGAAACCCTAATCGATTAGGGCCAGATCCATATTTTAATTTTGTTACTGGTACTGAGTTATATGTACCTACTATGGATACACTGAAACAAGCATTGGGTATATAATAAATGGCAATAAGTGTTAATCAGGTTGATGACGATCTTAATAACCTAGCAGTATCATACTTAAATCAAAAACAAAATGTTATTCCTGCAGGATCGTCAGTAGCAACTAATATTTCTAGTACAGGAGTAGCCACTGGCACTGCCGCAAGTCCTGGCCCCGCTGGCATGGGCGGTTCTGAGAGACCCGGAAAAAGATTATACAACCCACTATCTAAATTAGCAAGTTACACTTATCAGATATCTTGGTATATGATAACTCCGGACGCTTATGCAGAGTTTGTCAATACTGGTAGAAAGAACATCGACGCATTAAAAACTGCAGGTCCTGTGAGCGATGCGAATCCTACAGGCGCAGGAGCAGGAGCATATGTGATAGCACAAAGCGGTGGCATAAACAACACCACACAGCGCAGAGCACCTGGCTTTCAGTTAGATTATTATATTGATAATCTAAGATTTGAGACATTGATGGGTTCAAAAGGAACAGGCACAGATACTAGCGCAGTCTCTACTATAAATTTTCAAATCACTGAACCATATGGATTTAGTTTTTTAACCAATCTTAAACGAGCAGGTGACGCATTAAAAGCATATAGCGATAGCACTTCATATAAAGATCAAAGTAATCAGTTTAAAAACATTTTTATATTAGGTATAAGATTCTACGGCTATGATATTAATGGAAATCTTATCAAACCTCAAGATAAGGTGTTCGGTGAACCCATAGATCCTGCAGGTTCAGACGCATTGTTCGAAAATTATTATGATATGGAAATCTCTAACATCAAGTTTAAACTTGATGGTAAGACCGTAGTATACAATGTTGAAGCGGTGAGTATCAACGCACAGGCATTATTAGGTACAAAAAGAGGCAGAATACCCACTGGTGTTAAAGTGCAAGGCAAATCAGTAAATGATGCATTGCAGGGTCCTGATGGTTTAATAACAAAATTAAATCAAATGGAAATAGAAAAGACCAACAAGAATCCTGCTGATGCTATGGTGCCAAACAAATATTCTATCAAATATGTAGGTGATGCTGAGAATAGGATCGGTAAAGCCAGCATGGTCACGCAAGCAGATTTAGACAAGATCAAATGGCCGGGTTCAGGCGCTGCCACAACATCTGAATCAACTGATGCTAAAAGTGCTAAACCACCTGATCCAAATGAACGCATGATAGTCGTCAATAACGATACTTCAATAGTGCAAGCCATTGAGATCATTATTAAAAGAAGCGCATATATGGCAAATGCTTTGAAGACGATATATGCAAACACCAAAGAACCAGACATTAAACAAAAGAATAACCCTCAAGTCAAGCGAGAGAATCCTTTACCGTTAGCATGGTTCAGCGTTAATTCTAATATAGTGAAATGCACTTGGGACACAAAAATAGGTGATTGGGCTTACGAGCAAGAATTCATCATAGCAGTATACGAGATACCTAGCGTAGCGACACCATACGCACCTAACATGTCAAGATATTATGGTTGTCATAAAAGATATGATTATTGGTTCACCGGACAAAATAGCGAGATACTTGATTATCAATTGACATTCGATAATCTTTATTTCAATACCGTGTTAGGTATTGAAGAACAAGACTTTACTAGTTTAGCAAAGAGTTCTAATCCTGGAGCAGAAAGAGAAGGGCAAACAGCCACACCAACTTCATCTGGATCATCTACAGGCAACACCAAGACTACTGCGGGAAATACAGGACAAAAAGCAGATGCCCCGCCGCCGGGACAAAAAGATACTAGTGCAGGTACAGCGAAAGCAGGTGGTACTTCTGTAAAAACAGGAGTGAAATCTCCCGGAGATAGAACAGGAACATTAGCAGTTGGTCTTGAAGTTCAGAATAGCATAGTCACTAGTTTGCACGATATAGGTGCTTATTCAAATGGCAAACTTAAAATATTGGGTGATCCCGATTTCTTAGTGCGTGATGCTACCACATCGATACAAGAATTATACAATAAATTTTACGACACTGATGGATATACGATAAGTGCCAATGGTGGACAAGTCTTCATTGAAGTTGCATTTAAAGAGGCAGTTGATTATAAACATAGCACAGGATTGATGGAAATCAATGAAAATATATTTTTCTTGAATTATCCGCAATACATAAAAGATATGGTGCAAGGAGCATTAATCTGGGAAGTTCTGAAAGTTCATAGCACATTTAGCAATGGTAAATTCGAACAGGTCTTAGATTTAGGAGGTACACAGTTTGATACAGCAGAGGATATCACTGATGATACTCCTTCAGGCTCAAGTCCAACTACAGCAACTCCTTCTCCGGCAAATGACGATCAAAATCCTAACACCGGTTTAGAAAAAGGAACTTTGAAAGGCTTAGATGGTAACCCGAGAGGGGGTGGATAATTAAATGGCACAAGATGTAATCAAACCAAAAGGTCCTCTTAAGAGAAGTAGTCCTGACGCAGGTGGTGCCAACCCACGCATGGTGCCTGCATTAGGCATCGTCAAAGATAATGTCGATCCTAAGCGTAGCGGTCAGATCATGGTCTATATCACAGACAATAGTGGTCTTGACCCTGAGAACAAAGATAACTGGCGCCCAGTCACTATGCTCAGTCCCTTCTATGGTGTGACGAGACCGGACGCAGGCGACACTGAATTAGGTACATTTAAGACTAATCCAAGCAGTTATGGTATGTGGATGAGTCCACCTGATATTGGAACAACTGTATTATGCTTGTTCGTTGATGGTGACATGAACTATGGCTATTATGTTGGTTGCGTCATGCAACCAGAGGCATTGCAAATGGTTCCTGCTATAGGTGCTACTGATAATATCATACCAAACGAAGGCGAAGCAAAAAGTTATGGTGGTGCTAAAAGATTACCAGTAACAAACATCAATACTAACAATAAAGATGTTGCTGATAGCAGTGAATATTTGACAGCAGCCAAGCCTGTACATAGTTATAGCGCAACTATAATGTTCCAGCAGGGTATATTGCGTGATCCTATTCGCGGCCCCATCAGTTCTAGTAGCCAGCGTGAAAGTCCCTCAAGAGTTGGTTGGGGTGTCAGCACTCCGGGTCGTCCTATCTATGAAGGTGGATTTGATGATACATCTGTAGCAGAAAACTTAAAGGCAGATAAAAGCAAAGAACTCCGTGTAGTATCACGCAGAGGTGGTCATAGCATCGTCATGGATGACGGTGACATAATTGGTCGCGACCAACTAGTAAGAATAAGAACAGCACTTGGTCATCAGATATTGATGAGCGATGACGGTCAGACATTGATGGTACTTCATAGTAATGGACAAAGTTATATCGAATTAGGTAAAGAAGGAACTGTTGATATCTATTCGACTAACTCAATCAACTTGCGCACACAAGGTGATTTAAATTTACATGCCGATAACAATGTAAACATACATGCTACAAAAAATCTAAACATACAAGGCGAGAATATTCACATCAATAGTGAAAAAGAATTTAAACAAAGAACTGGCGCAGATCATCAGACTTTCACTACTGGTAAACATACTACTAAAGTGGGTGGGGCATATAGTGTCAACTCAGGTGGACAAGCAAGTATGGCAAGTGGAGCAGAAGCGTTTGTCAATGGTAGCAAAGTTAATTTGAATAGCGGTAAAACATCAACACAGCCTGCTGAAGTTCCTGCTATCGATAAGACATTGCACACAGATACATTATTCGATCAAGAAAAAGGTTTCTTAGCGGCTCCTGCAAAATTAGTCAGTATCACAAGCAGAGCACCTGCTCATGCACCATGGGCTAATGCAGGTCAAGGCGTAGATGTCAAGACCGACTTGAATGCAAGTAGCGCATTGCCGGCATCACCTGCCACAAGCGTACAACAAACAAATACTGTCGCGGCTGCATCTCTAGATAACCCTGTAACCACAGCATCAGCCGCGACTGCTCCATCAGTTGGTGGAGCAAGTAAGGCATTAACTCCTCAAGCGACTCAGGCAATTTCAGGAGCAGTAGCACAAGCGGCTGCTGCCGGACCATTAAAAGATGCGGTAAGTAAAGGCACAGCAATTGCGCAAACAGCCGCCGGAACAGAAGTAGGTGTAGGTAAATTTGCTCTAACTTCTAAAGCCTTAGAACAAGCAGGCACTATCAAACAAGGCTCTGCCGCGCTAGTAACTAGTTTGGCATCGGCTACTGGTAATATAGCGGCAAGCATGCCAAACAACTTGTTTACCGGAAAAGATGGAGCCAAAGATTTAGGAAGTTTAGTAGGTAGTGTAGAGGCACAGGCTAAGGCTTTGACTACTAATTTACAACAAGCACAAACTGCTCTACAAGGAAGTGGCGCTATAACAGGTAATGAGACGGCAAGTCAACTAGGCGGTATGGTCATGAGCGCCGCAAAGAATGGTGTAGGCGCAACAGTCGATGCCATCAAGAGTGCGGCAGGTTCTATACCAGGACTACCAAACTTACCTGCAGGAAAATTAGATTCAGTGATGAAAGATATATCAGCAGGTAATTTTGCTGCCTCAGTAGGCGAAGGAATATCCGGCGCATTGTCTGGATTACAAAGTTCTGTAGAAGCCGCAGTCAAATCACCTAGTCTTGAGGCAGTGGCTGATCAAGCGAAAGGCTTGGCAGCAGGGGCATTCAGCGCGATAGCCTCTTCATTCAAGCCTATGGAAGCAGGAGTGCCACAAAACTTAACAGCATTGGCTAAGAAGGCCGCAGAAGCCACTGTTGAAGCAGGCGCATCAAGCGCAACGAATGAGTTGTCACAAGCCGCAGGTTCATTAGCAAGCAAAGCATCAGGCTTAAAAGATGCAGTATCTCAGGGACTAACAGGGTCGGGTAGTCAACTTGCTAGCATGGCTACAGGAAAAGTTGGTTCAGCCATATCTTCTGCTGTAAGTGGAGCAGTAAGCAAAGCCGTAGGCCCCGCACTAGGTGGTGTGATAAGCGGAGCAGCCAGTGGTGCCGCAAGTAGCATCTTGGGAGGCGCTAGTAAATTGTTACCATCAGCAGGCAGTGTTGCAGATAGTTTAATGCAAGCCGCTAGTGGTGGTACATCTACATCATCATTAATAGGATCCGGTAAAGACTTATTATCAAGCGCAGGCAAATCAGTAGAGACAGCAGCCACAGCATTTGCTGGATCAATATCGTCCGGAGCCGCGGCATTGACTTCGGCTGCGGCTGCTAAGGGTGGAGCAGTAGCCGCGGCAACATCAACAATTGCTAGCGGTTTGTCAAATCTACCGGGCGGGCAAGCAGCCGTATCAAGCATCACTAATCTCGCTAAAGGAGCGGTACCTAGCATGCCTGGTATAGGTGATTTGAAGTCAGCCATAGCAGGTGCATCAACAGACAAACTTAATAATATAGCAGGTGGATTGACTGGTAAAGCAAATGACTTACTTGCTAAAGCACAGGGTACCGCAGACTCATTGACATCATTAGTCACATCAGGCTTACCGGCTGGCGCAGCCGCTGAATTGCAAAGTGCATTAGGATCTATAGCAAGCGCCGGATCTGGAATCAAGGTACCTAGCATTGCACTCAATACTACAGATAGAAGTAGCATAACAGGGGCTATAACAAGTCAGTTGGGAGATCCTGATATACCTGCTCCTAATTTCGGAGAAGTGAGTGAGGCCGCTAAGAGCAAGATCGAAGATTTTGAAAAGCAAAAGTTTGATTATATCGTAAAACAAGGTGAATTGTTGATAGAATCTAACAAAGCAGAAAGCAAAATGATAGATGAACTAGACAAATATCTCAAGGCCCAGCAAAATCTTCCTGCAGGCGATCCGGGAATCGATATAGCCAAAGCAGGATATGACTCAGCAATCGCAGAATATACAGCGGCACAAGATAAGATAGTGAAACTAAATGAAGAATTCCCTGCTGTGGCATTGGCTATATATGGTAATGCATCGTCAAACACGAATTCTGCAAGCACAAGCAATACTACGGTTAGTTCAATAACCACTAGGGTAGTGACAGGCAACGCATAATTTAAACTATAAATATAATTATGGCACAATATAACGGATTCACTACACTTAACGCTTGCAAACCAAAAACAACAAATGCATTTCCGGGCATTGACGGCGGTGTAGGATCTTTGGTCAATCCTGTATATCCCGGTAAAAAGTTTAAATTGACAGACGAAAATCTAGTAGTTCAAGATTTTGTGAATAGTTTGAACATCAGACAAGGCGAAAAAGTAGGCCAACCTGATTATGGCACCACATTGTGGAACTTTGTATTCGAACCTAACACTCCTGATGTTCAATTTAGCCTCGAAAATGAGATAGCAAGAATCGCTAGCCAAGACCCTAGAATAGTGTTAAACTATGTCAGAGCCTATCCGCAAGAGAATGGTATATTGCTTGAAGTAGAATTGGCCGTACAGCCTTTCAATGAAGCCTCACTTTTAAGCGTGTTCCTCGATAGCACGACTAATACCGCCGCCCTCCAATAATCTTAAAAACCACGGTTTTAGGATTTGATAAATAATCAAATCAGAGAGTAATTATGGCTAAAAGTTCAAGACAGGCAGCATTATTCGGGGTCAACGATTGGAAAGCAATCTACCAAACATTCCGTGAAGTAGACTTCCGAAGTTACGACTACGAGACACTACGCAAGAGTTTCATCGACTACCTGCGTGTCTACTATCCCGAAACTTATAACGACTACATCGAATCGTCAGAATTCATCGCATTGCTTGATGTCATGGCGTTCATGGGTCAAGGTCTTGCTTTTAGAAATGACTTGAATGCGCGTGAAAACTTTATAGACACTGCCGAACGCCGTGATAGCGTGATCAAGTTAGCCAATCTTGTCAGTTATACACCTAAAAGAAATATATGTGCTGAGGGCACACTGAAGATCACTAGCATACAGACTAGTCAGGATATCACAGATTTCAATGGGGTCAATCTAAGCAATGTTCCTATATTATGGAATGACCCTGCTAATGCTAACTGGTTCGAACAGTTCAACACTATTTTAAATGCTACATTAATCAGTTCTCAGAGAATAGGTCGCCCTAGCAATGTTTCTGATATATTAGGAGTCACTACTGCTGAATATAGTATGCAGATACCGGACGGAAGTTTACCTATCGTACCATTCACTAGCACAGTAGATGGCACGACTATGAATTTTGAACTTGTCAGCGTGACTAGTGTTGATGAGGACTATCTATATGAGATTCCACCTGCACCAACAGGTAAATTTAATTTCTTATATAAGAATGATAAGTTGGGTTTTGCTAGTAGTAACACAGGATATTTCGTATACTTCAAGCAAGGTATATTGAATAATTATGATTTTGTATTAGAACAGCAGATTAGCAACCAGGCTGTGAATATTGATATCGAAGGTATCAATAATACAGATACTTGGTTATATCAATTGAATCTCAATAACAACAGTAGATTAGTTTGGGAAAAGGTCGATAATGTTTATGCCGACGCATATCTACAAACTGAGACAAGCAAAAAGAATATTTTTAGCGTCAACTCACGATTCAACGATCAAGTAACATATGTGTTTGGAGATGGCGTATTCAGCAATATCCCAGTAGGTACTTTCAGAGCATATGTTCGTGCAAGTAATGGCTTGACATATACTATTGACATCAATGAGATGCAAGGTATAAGCGTGGCGTTCACTTACATCAGCCGCACAGGTAGATCAGAGACTTTGACTTTAGGTCTATCTTTGACACAGCCTGTAAGTAATGGTCAGGCGCGTGAAAGTATCGCTAGCATAAAGCAAAGAGCACCTACAAGATATTATACACAGAATAGAATGGTAAATGGTGAAGATTATAATAACTTCCCATTCACATTATATTCATCAATCATCAAATCAAAAGCAGTAAATCGCTCAAGTATAGGTGTCAGCAAGAACCTTGATCTATTAGATCCAACTGGCAAATATAGTAGCATCAATAATCTAGGCAATGACGGTGGATTATGGGAAGATGATACTCCTGGGTCAGTAAACTTAAATGTTTTAAACTCAAGTAGCGTCATATCATTCTTTACAGAAACTCTGGCTGCTATATTATCTGACAACAGAACTATACAATATTATATAAACGCTACCGCAGATTCTTCACAGACTTGGTATAAACGCTATAGTTTCCCATCAGGAACTAATGTCACTTATTTCAATACTAGTAATGTAAATGGAAATAGCGTCAATGGTTATTTCTATATTTTAGATAATACTATCGAAACTCCTGTTATGCTAGGCGCAAATACAGATAGCAACAGAAAGTATATCTCTAAGGGTGCTTTGTGTAAATTTGTAGCACCTATAGGTTATAGTTTCGATCAGAATAATAGATTGACTACTACAGCAAGCGCCACAAATAAATCTTATATATGGACTACTGTATTAAATGTATCAGGTGATGGTAGCAATACTGGTCAAGGTAACTTCAGTAATGGAGTAGGTCCTGTGACACTAAATGGTTATGTGCCTGACGGTTCAGTACTCAATAGCGTGATACCTGCTTGGGATAACAGTTTACCTGTTAGCATCATACAAGAAGCCATATTAAGAATAGAGTTACAACAAGATTTTAGTTTGGTATATAACAATAGCAGAATCGACAATGGTCGCTGGTCTATCGAGTTGGGGCAAGATAGTGACTGGTTCGTATATTTTAATAATATAGCAGACAATACATATGTGGTACAGTTCCGTTCATTGCGTTATTATTTTGGTAGCGTAGATGAGACACGCTTTACATATGCATTGAACGAACTTGTATACGATCCATTCTCTGGTAAGATTTTACAAGACTTCATTAATGTATTGGGTATAAACACTCAACCAAATAGTGCTACTGCATTGGGCAATGACATACCAGTAAACATCATTGGTCAAACAACACAAAGTGACGGTTATGTAAATGATTTTGAAGTTGAAGTAGCAAGCACAGATGTAAACAATAATTTGCTTGTTGTGAATCCTGATTTCTTTACTGAGATAACAGGAGTAGTTCCGGGATCAGCAAATACTGGTAAATATGTGTTCTTTGAAACTATACAAGATGCAGTAAATCTAACTAGAGAGCAGATAGTTCCTAGCACCGATATCATATATTCATATGCCATCAAGAGTCAAATCGAAGTGATCAAGTATGATTATCCTGTCGGACAATTGTACTATGCTACGACAGATAATAAATTCTATAAGTCAGTTCAAGATGCTACAGTAACACAAACAAGTTACACTCTTGTAGAACAGACTAATTATTCGGTCAAGCCAGGTAGACAAGGCTTGAGTTACCTATATAGACATAATAGTAACAACACTACACGAATAGATCCATCGACTACAAACATAATCGATTTGTATGTAGTGACACAGGCATATTATACCGCATATCAAAATTATATTCAAGACACTGCAAACACTGTGCCTATGCCAAGCAGACCAACTATCAATGAGTTGAATGCAGAGTATGGACAATTGCAAGATTACAAAATGTTGAGTGATTCTGTGGTATTAAATAGTGTAGTGTTTAAACCATTATTTGGTCCTAAAGCACAAAGCGCATTGCGTGGTACTATCAAAGTCATCAAGACCAGCGATACTACTGCCAGTGACAGTGACATTAAGAGTGCGGTATTGACAGCCATGAATAATTATTTTGATATCAATAATTGGAATTTCGGCGATACATTCTTCTTTAGTGAACTCAGCGCCTATCTACACAATCAATTAGGTGATATCATCAGTAGTGCTGTATTAGTACCTAACGATCCAACAGAACCATTCGGCACATTATATGAGATCAAATGTAAACCATTTGAGATTTTTGTAAACGCGGCAACAGCGAATGACATTAGAGTTATCGCAGCTTTAACACCAGACCAATTGCAAGTAGCATAAAATGACTAGAATAAGAACACTTGAGTTTTTACCGCAGATATTCCAGACTGAAACAAATAGTCAGTTCTTGGGCGCGACTCTTGACCAATTGGTCAATCCACCAGTCACTAAAAAGATACAAGGTTTCATAGGAAGTAAAGTTGGTTATGGCGTAGATGCCAAAGATTATTATGTAACAGAACCAAACAAAGTCAGACGCGATTATCAGTTAGATCCTGGTGTAGTCTTTGTCAAAGAAAATGAGACTACTGCTAAAGATTTCATAAGTTATCCAGGAATACTAGACGCTTTACAACAGCAAGGTTCTATAACAACTAACAACACCAATCTATTTTCTAGCCAGTTTTATAGTTGGGATAGTTTCACTGATCTTGATAAGATCATTAATTACAACCAGTACTACTGGATTCCAACAGGACCTCCCGCAGTAAGTGTGTCAGCATCAACAGTTTATAACACTGATGATTTCATAGTCACGCCTGAAGCCAGTTCATACAGCATCAAGGCCTTAGGTAGTGCAGAGGCTACAAACAATCCTAATCTTGTATTATTGCGTGGCGGTACATATAACTTTATAGTAGATCAAGATAGTCAATTTTGGATACAAGGTGAACCAGGATTAAGCGGTTATAGCGCCACTCAAGAAAATCTATATGTAAGAGATGTGTTCGGGGTCACTAATAACGGCGCAAGCCAAGGGGTAGTGACATTTACTGTTCCCGAAAAAGATGCGCAAGACGAATACAATTTTCCAGGGAACAATACTGTAGGTTTAGTCAGCACTAAACCATATAGTGAACTGATTGGTCAACCTGTAGGTGACGGTATCGATGGAGTAACCTTCCTTAACTTAAGAACAGTGATGTTCTATAACACAGGAGATCCCGATGAAGTTGTAACTATAGGCGGTATAGATTATAAAGTCAGTGATTATTTCTTTACTATACGAGTGTTCGGAGGATTGCTCTCATTCATCACCCCGGCGGGATTGATACCGACAGAACAAAAAATAACTGTGTTATATGGTAATGATTACGCTGGATTGAATTTCTACAAATCAGCAGCCGGTGTTATCACACAGGTTCCTTATATATCAGCAGTACTAGATACCTTGTATTATCAAGACGGTACTAATGCTAATAGAGTTGGCACTATACAGTTAATTGAAAACAACGAAACAAATACTATTGATGTCAACAATGACATATTAGGTAAAAAGAATTATACAAGTAAAAATGGTGTAGTATTCACTAATGGTTTAAAAGTTGAATTTGACGGTGATGTGATACCTGTAAGTTACTTGCAAGGTGAATATTATGTAGAAGGTGTAGGCACCGCGATTGAATTGATTCCAGTAGAATCATTGAATGTGCCAGAACCATTCACTACTCAGGCAGCAAGCCCATATGACATATTGAACTATGATATTGGTCCTTATGATGAAGGCTTGAATATTCCTACAACACCTGACTATATCACTATAGCAAGAAATAGTATCAATAAAAATGCATGGTCAAGAAGTAATCGCTGGTTCCATATTGATGTCATCAATGCGACCGCAGATTATAATAATAATCCGCAAATAGCGACTGATTTAGCATTGCCTGAAAATAAAGCAAAAAGACCTATCATTGAATTTTATCCTAACTTAAGATTATTCAACAATGGTATAATCGGTAAAGATAACATCGATTTCTTAGATAATAGAACTGAGAATGCTTTCGATTTCGTAGAAGGTCAGCAGACTTATTACCCTGATGTTCAGACATATACTGAATATACAGGCACAGTAAATTCAAACTCAGCATCTATAGGTCTATCAGGTATATTACAAGATCAATATTATCAGATTGATAGTCTAGGAAATACACAAAAAGATACTTGGTTAAATCTAGGCGCAGAATTAGATGTTGATGGTAACTTTTTAACCGGCACTGAATATGTAATCTATAATCTAGGCACTACAACACAAGATGACTGGAGCATTATAGCCGGTACTAACAATATATTCAGTGATGAGATCGTTGCCGGAGTATGGTATGAGATATTGATCGTAGGCAGCACAGATTGGACATCTGCTGGATGCTTTACTACTCCTGCTCCCGGCGTTAGATTCCAAGCGACCGGCCCTGCAGGGGGAACAGGTAAAGTTAAAAGATATACAGCAGTAGGGTATAGCCCTTATGTTGTAGACGAGATATTCACTTGCGGCGCACCAACAGGTGATACTGTCGGCGACGGCGAAGCATTCAAGTTATTGTTTAAAGCAACAGGTCAAGGCTACACTCAAAATACTTTCGTATATGGTTATCAATATACTATCGCAGAAGTAGGCAACACATTATGGACAAATATAGGATGGATAGCGGACTATCCCGGTGATGCACCTCAAGTAGGTGATACATTTACTGCAAATTGGCCTATAGGTTTAGGAACAACATTAACTGTATATGGTACAGGCCTAGCAACTCAAGGTACTGGTCAAGTACTACAAAAGACTACTACAACAGTGACTATCCCTGCTGCCGATATTGTTTCAGGTACATTTAGTCAAGGGTTATGGATCAACGATGTAAAGATCGATGCCGCTAGTGTATTACCAACAGGCACAAGAATACTATCTATCCAAGATACCAGTCCTAACTTTGAGATGACTGTATATTGGCCTATACCTAGCGATTCAGTATCATCAAGCGCAAATGTTTCTTTTATAGCGAACCCAAGAGATAATGCAGATTTGCAATTGTTCCCGGGAGCAAGAGTTGTTTTCGCAAAAGATACTAACTTAAATGTAAGAAACAAAATATATGTCGCTGAGTTCAATAATACCGGTGCAGCAAGTTTTCCGGTAATCACATTGACTGAAGCTGTGGATAGCCCAGTATTAATAGATGATCAGTTCTCAGTTAAAAATGGATTTAATTTTGAAGGTCTAGTAGTATACTTTAACGGCGAATACTATTCAGGTACAGTAAACGATTTTGCTGAGGCACAGCAAAAGACTACTGTAAACCAAGCACCAAGATTTGACTTGTTCGATGAAAACGGAATTAGTTATGGAAATAATTCTGTATATCCATCAACTACATTTGATGGTTGCAAATTATTCAATTATAAATTAGGTGTTGGTATAAGTGATAGCGTATTAGGTTTCCCTATCAGTTATAGTTCTATCAACAATGTGGGTGATATAAGTTTTGAAATATCATTATATACACAACAATTTGATTATGTGACCGGTGGTAATTCAATCACTAGCGATGTTAAGAATGGTTTCGTTTATGATTATAGTTCAAGAACTGAATATACAAGATTAACCGGCTGGCAGACTGCCGTAGCACAAAGCGGCCAATATCAAGTATTCCAATTTGATTATACAGCCAATAATCCTCCATTAATATTGAATGCTGATGAAAGCATAGATTATACAGTTGTAGTCGATATTCCTCAAGCAAGTGTAGAAGATACTACTTGGCCTAGTTTGCAAGTATTCAATAATAATAATATATTAACTTTAGGCACAGATTATACTGTAGAAAATACTGCGACAGAAACTATCATCACTATCAAGTTGACTGAAGATGTCGATACTCCTATTGAAGTATTGATATTAAGCAACGAGACTAGTGAGAACGCATATTACACTATACCTATCAACCTCGCTAATAACCCATTCAATACTGATCCAACAAGTGTAGACATCGGAGATATCAGAGGTCAATATCAATCTATTTTCCAAAATAACCCTGATACTACAGGTCCTGTATTCGGTCCTAACAACTTCCGTGATCTAGGAAACTTAGTACCATGGGGAACAGCGATCATACAGAATAGCGCGAGCCTTGTATTACCCGGCGCATTCTTGCGCGATCCTCAATATAATCTATCAGATGCATTACTATTCAACAGCAGAGAATACATCAAGTTTAAGAATTTGTTAGTTGATACAGTAAATCAGATAGCGGCAGATCAAAAATTCGATCCTGCAATGTTGCTTGACGAAGCCATCGATATTATTACAAGTGTAAAGAATCAAGAACAACCTTTCTTCTGGTCAGACATGATACCAAGCAAGGCACCGTTCGCAACCAATAGTTATAATTTTGCTAACCAAGCAGAAGTAAGCAACTTCCCATTAAGCAAGATTTATGATTTTACTACTGCAAATTATGACGGTGTGTTAGTTTATCTTTCTAGAAAGATAAATGGAGTATCAGTCATAAAACAGTTGTTGCGCGGCACAGAATATGTGGTCAGCACAGATAGCCCAAGCGTTAGAGTGAATGTATTCTTGCAGGCGAACGATAGCATCATCGTTAAAGAGTATAATCAGACTTATGGTTCTTATATACCAAACACACCATCTAAGTTAGGCTTATATCCTCTATATACACCAAAAGTATTGATAGACGATACTTACTCTGAGCCTACTTATTTCATACAAGGACACGATGGTTCATATAATAAACTATACGGAGAATATAGCGAAGTATATGGAATGCCATTAGACTTTAGAGATCAAGCATTGCTTGAATATGAGACTAGAGTTTACAATAATATTAAATTAAGCAGATCATTACCTATCGATCTTGCATTGACTACTCCTGGTTATTTCAGAACTAACACATTGAGTTATGTCGAATACACAGAAATTTATAGCAAAAATTTCCTTGATTGGGTAGGACAGAACAGATTAGATTACAAGACTCAATTATATAGATCGACCGATGAGTATACTTACAACTATAGAGAAAGCACATTAAAACTTGATAATAGTTTAGTATTGCAAGGCAATTGGAGAGGCATATACCAGTATGTATATGATACTTCTACTCCAAACTTGACGCCATGGGCAATGATCGGTTATGCTATTCAACCTGACTGGTGGGTAGATCGTTATGGTCCCGCACCATGGACAAATCAAAACTTGATATTATGGAATGATTTACAGGATGGTATAGACTATAACGGCGGCAACCCTGTAGTAAGACCATTGTATGCAAGACCTGGATTGCTGAACATCATCCCAGTAGATGATCAAGGAAATCTTAAAGCACCACTAGAAACATTGATCGCAAATTACAATCAATTGACATTCAAGCGTGATTGGATTGTAGGTGATGATGCTCCCGTAGAATTCTCATATAGAAAGAGTTCTACATATCCATTCGACTTGATGCGCTTGCAATCATTATTGAAGCCAGCAGACTTTTATAACTTAGGTGTTGACCTAGACAATTACAAATACGATGCAGAATTCAACCAATTCTTAGTGAATGGTAGAACTCACCTCGTTCCAAATCAGATTCAGATATATGGTAATGGCACAGCAAAGACGAGTTATATCAATTGGATAGTAGATTATACAAAACAATTAGGTATAAATGCTACTGATAATATCACTAAGTTGCTCAACAACCTTGATGTAAGACTAGTACACAGACTTGCAGGCTTTAGTGATAAAGCCTTGTTGAAGTTCTTTGTTGAAAAAGGCACACCGGGCTCAAATAACAGTAGTTTGATGATTCCTGATGAAAGTTATCAGGTGTTGTTGTATGAAAATCAACCAAGTTTCAAACTTGTATATTCTGGAGTAGTCGTACAAAAAACTACTAACGGATATTCTGTATTCGGCAATAGTCAGAACAGCGCCTATTTCAGAACATTGCGTCCTATCATCAGCGGACCTAAAGACAAAATCACAGTACAAGATTTGACTGTGCAGGTCGCAATAGATCATTATCAGTCTGAAATATTAGTACCATATGGAACGACTTATTATACAATAAATGATGTATGTCAATTCTTGATCGATTATGGTGCATGGTTAACTAGCAGAGGTGCAATATTTGATGATCAAATACAAGATGTCGTAATCAACTGGAATCAGATGGCTGCTGAGTTCCTATATTGGACACAGATAGGATTCACTTCAGGTAGCGTGATAACATTAAATCCTTCTGCCAAGAAGTTATCAATCGATAAAGAAAATTATATTGTTCAACCGTTGACTTACAATCAAACAAATTTTGTGTTGAATAATAATTTATATCCAATACAAAATAAAGATTTGTGTATTGAAAGAGATTCAACATATTTTTCTATCAAACCATTGAACGAGGGCGACGCTATAGGTTATGGACAATTCAATCTAAGCAACATCGAACATGGTATCGTGTTCCAGAACGAGACATTGTTCAATGATGTGATCTATAATCTAGTATCAGGTTTGAGACAGAGCCGTATATTTGTTCGCGGAACTAAGAGCGCAGAGTGGAACGGCACTGTGTTTGCTAGCGGCTTCATATACAATCAGGATAATATACAAGAATGGACTGGTGATCTCAAATATACTAAGGGCGAGATCGTCAAGTACAAGAACAAATATTTCACAGCACTAGAGATAATTCAGCCTAATCCTAAGTTCAATCAGAATCAGTGGAAGGTAACTGATTATGATGAGATACAAAAAGGATTGTTGCCTAACAGTAGCACACGCAGTTTCGAAAGCGCATTGTACTATAACAGTGATTCAGCCAATTTAGAGACAGATGCCGATCTGTTATCATTTAGTTTGATCGGTTTCAGACCAAGAGAATACATGGCAAGCGCAGACTTGACAGACATCACTCAGGTCAATGTTTATAAGAACCTAATCAAAGAAAAAGGTACTTTGAATTCTGTCAAAGCATTCAAGGGCGCAAACTTGCCTCAGGGCGGTATCGATTACGATGTCTATGAAAACTGGGCTATATTGCAAGGTACATTCGGTGGTACACTAAACGATAATTTCATTGAATTCAAATTGAATGAGAGTCAGTTAACCGGTAATCCAGGTATCATAGGATTGACTAATGGTAATGATGTGCCTGATGCACAACAATTAGTTCCTCTATACAGTTTATATAACTATGGTAGACCGATAACGACCCCTTACATATTACCTACTTTAGCGTTAGATACACCTAACAGAGTATATCCAAACGCAGGATATGTAAACATCGATGATGTCAAGATGTCAGCATACTTCTACAGCAATTTACCGACTGCTGTAGATAAAAATGGCATAGTCGTACCGTTAGGTAATCTTTATGTCAATGATTTTATATGGATCGCTGATTATCAGTCAAACTGGCAAGTATTGACTCCTACTAGCGTTGGACAAGTATTACAAGTTCGTAGCAACTTAAACGGTACTTGCACGGTAACATTCAAAGAAGAACATAATCTATCACAGTATGATATCTTTGCTATCATCAACTTTGATACTGCGGTGAACGGATACTTTGTAGCGAATACTATCATCAATCCTAGACAGATATTAATCACACTATCATTGCCAGGATCAACTAAAATATTGACTGGTCAAGGTATAGGATTGAAATTTGGCACACAACGAGTAGAACAACCCGGCGATGTGAACTCACTACCATTGACTGACACAGAATTCGTCAAGAACAAAGTTTGGGTAGATACTAATACTGACGGTAGCTGGGCAGTATATTTGAAGAGCATCAATTATCTGTATGATAATGAATATTATCAGCCAAGCAGTATCAATTTCGGTAATGCAGTGGCATATGATTCAGATGTTGGTTATCTATTCGCTGATAGCGGTGAAGGCGATGTTTACAGATATAGCCTAGATGTCATCACAAATGAATATACAAATACCGAAACATTATCAGGCAGTGCAAGTTTTGGTACAGCGGTCATACATCAAGACAATTTGTATGTCATCAGCCAACCTACTACAAGCCCTAAGGTAGAGATTTATACATTAAACAACACAACAGTAAGTGACGAATTAGAGTTGTATCAGTTGATATCTGCTTCATCAGAATCAGCAACATCAGGTTCAACTAATTTCGGTAGCAGTCTAGCATTGTCTGGTGATTTGAATTGGTTATACATCAGCGATTATAATGAAACAACACCTGTTGCAAGAAACAAGGTTCATGTTTATCGTAGAAGAAATGTAGAAACAAATGCTGGAAGTTTTGTATCTGGAGCCACATATCAAATAACTTCATTAGGAAGCAACCCTCAATTTACATCGATAGGCGCAGTATCAAACGAAGTAGGTATATACTTCAGAGCCACTGGAGTTGGCTCAGGTACTGGTTCTGCTACACAGTGTGATTATCAGTACATGACTACTATAAACGGCCCTTCAACAGTTGTTGATAAGTTCGGCCACTCAATTAGTACAAATCATTATGGTACAACATTAGTTGTCGGCGCACCAAATGTTGATGAAGGTGCATTAGCAAATTATGGTAACAGTTATATCTATGACAGATTGGTACAAAACATTGAGATCAATCAAGCATACGATGAAGATACTCCTGCTACATTCACTTTGATATGGAGCCCAAATCCTCTATTACCATTGACAGTAACTAAGAATGGTATATTAGTAGACACTTCATTATACTCAGTATCAGGTACTACTTTCACATATAGTGGCGAGTTTGATTACGGTGATATATTAACTATCGGCGGCAATGAATTTGTATTAGTACAAACATTGACTAACGAGCAGACACCAAGAATAGGTGTACAGTTTGGATATAGCCTAGATGCTAACAATTTCGGTACTGAGATATTAGTAGGTGCTCCTTTCTACTTGAGCGCAACTAACGCAGAAGGTGCTGTGTTTAGATATACTTGTGGTGGCGCGAGATTCGGCACTGTGATAGGTGTCGAAGAAGTCGATGTTACTGCAACCAGACAAATATTGATAAATGGTTTCTTAGTCACTATACCTGCAGGTAATGCTACTGTAGCGGCGACAGCAATCAACACAGCCAATGTACCTAATATTATCGCATCGGCTCAAGAAAACAGATTAGTGATCACACTAGCAAATCAAAATCTTGCAAATATCAATCAAGAGTTGTTAGTATCAACTAATAATCCAGTCACATTAACTGAACTTGGATTAAAACTTTACACTCAAACTCAAATCATAAGTTGCCCACATCCAGTGGGTGCTAGCCAGTTTGGTACGACAGTTAAATTCAATGAATTCAACAGTGTAGCAGTAAGCGCACCAGTAGGTGACAGATATACATTAACTACTTTTGATTTCGTTGATGACAATATAAACGACAACGATACTATCTTTGATAACAACTCAACACAATTTACTGATGTATTCGACAATGCTGGCGCAGTATACATTTTCGATTATCTAGGCAATTACAACGAATCGTTGAACAACATAGGATCATATACATATGGTCAAAGTGTTAATGCTAAGAATCTAGTATACGGCGCACAACCAACTTATGGTTATGCGTTAGACTGGAACGAAGATAGAATTGTGATCGGTGCGCCTGGTTTCAGACCTACTGTGATAGATGGTCAAGTAGTGACTTACATCAACAATGTAGGTGAACAAAACTGGACAGTGTTTAGACAAACTAGCCCGGTCGTTGATATCGACCGTGTTGAGAATCTACAGATATTCGACGCCGAGACTAATAATACTTTAATAAACCTAGATTATATCGACCCATTACAAGGCAAAATCTTAGGTGCTGTAAGACAAAACATAGATTATATCAGCAACATTGATCCTGCAGGTTATAACAATACTAACGCAGTAGCACCTAACTTAGTATGGGGTGCAGATCAAGTTGGTAAGATATGGTTCGACACAACTAACATTAGATTCTTAAACTATCATCAAAATGATAATGAATATAATGCAAGATATTGGGGACAATTGTTCCCAGGCAGTGATGTTGCAGTATGCACATGGGTAGCAAGTACTGTACCTCCTACAGCATATCAAGGTCCTGGCATACCAAAAGATATATCAAGATTCACAGTACAAACAGCATTAAATTCAAATAACACTGTTGTTCCTGTGTACTATTTCTGGGCTAGAAATACTGGGGTGATAGCATCTAACAAAAATCTAGCAGATATCAATATCGCCAACTATATCAGCAACCCACAAGGTTCCGGTATAAGTTATCTTGCCACATTGTCAACAAACATATTTGCTATCTATAATTGCAAACCGTTCATCAACGCTAACAGTAGTGTATTGCATGTTGGATTCACTACAGGTCAAGAAAACAATCCAGCACACCAGCAGTTTGATTTGATTAGAAGCAACTTTGCTGATGATTTCTTGCCTGGCGTACCCGGCTCATTTGGTATCACACAACCAGAATCATTATATGATAGATTCTTAGATAGTTTCAGCGGTGTAGATGAATCAGGCAACTCAGTACCTGATCCGTTCTTACCTAAGGCTGTACAGTCAGGTGTATTAGCAAGACCAAGACAGACTTTCTTCTATGACAGATTCGCGGCATTAAAGAATTACTTGCAGTATGCTAACAGCATAATGGAGCAATATCCTATAGCCGAGATTCGTTCATTTGATTTCTTATTCGAATCAGGCACATATTATGACACAGCAGATTACTGGGAATATGTAAACTGGTGGGCAGTCGGCTTTGACAACAACACACGATCAGTATTGCAAGTGCCTGTATACGCCGATCTATCAACATTGAATGTTGCGGCAGGTACTATAGTAACAGTATCTAAGAACGGTTTAGGTTTAAGTGAAACTTATATTTATGATGGTGACAATGTTTGGACTAGAATAGGCCTTGAAAACGGCACTATCAGATTTAAATCTGAACTATATGACTATGATGCAGGTGGATTTGGATTCGGTGGCACATTCTACGATACAGACAGTTATGATGTGTTCCCAAGTCAGCCTACACGCTGGATCATTAGATCATTGAACGAACAGATTTATACTGATGAATTGTTGATTCATAGAAACAAGAGCCTCATATTGATGTTTGAATACATCCAAGAAGAGACTATTGAAAATCAAAATTATCTGCCATGGCTAAACAAGACATCATTAGTAGATGTCTCACATAAGATTCGTGAATTGAAACCATTGCAGAATTTCATATCAGACAATCAAGAGTTCTTAAGTGGCTATGTCAATGAGACTAAGCCATATCATGTGGTTATCAAAGAATTCTTGTTTGATTACACAGGTGGCGATGTATATCCAGGTACTATCACAGACTTTGATGTTCCTGCAGAATATGATACTAACATAGATAAGTTTGTAAGCCCACAATTAGTTTACAACAATGCTGATACAGAATACGAATTCTTACCAGACAGCCCAATATGGAAGACTGAAAAATATAAAGAATGGTTTAACAATTATGGATTAAGCCTCACAGGTCAACCAGATTATCTCATGGGCGAATTGTTATCTTATGTTACTTTGGTAAGCAATTCTATCATTGTTGATAATGCTCAAGGATATCCAATCAACGGTACTATCAAGATCAACGATGAATTGATAAGTTATGCTAGCGTGAACAGAGCTACCGGCGAACTATCAGGATTAACGAGAGGTATAAACCAGACAACTGTAGCAGTACACTTGCCTGGCACTAATGTATACATGGATTTACCTCCTGTCATAGTGTTGGATGGCGGTAAGAACTATGCTAACCCACCAAGAGCATTGGCGATCATAGATACAAGTATATATCCAGAACCAAGAGTTCAGGCTCAGTTAGAAGTTACTATGAGCCTTGACAAAGTATCTACGATCAACATCATAAATCCAGGTGAAGGATATGCAGTAACACCTGATATTGTGATCGAAGAAGCAGCCACATATACATTTGCTAGTGGTAATGTCAACATAGAAACAAACACTATAACATTGGATGCACCTACATTCGTTACTGGTGATATGGTAAGATATGTAGAAGGTACTACTAACATAGGTAACCTCGCTGACAATGAATATTACTATATCAATGTATTAGATTCAAGTCCAGTCACAATCATAGCACTATATGATAGTTACCTAGATGCTATAGAAGATAAAAACAGAGTTGAGTATTCTTCTCAAGGTTCAGGCACGCAGAGTTTCAAGGTTGGTGCTAGAGCATTAGCAGTAACATCAAGTAGTCCTGTAAGAGAAAACAATATCACTATCAAATTTGATAGAACAAGTTATGATACTCAAATCACAGACTGGGCTCCAAACTCATTCTATGCTAGCGAATTCGTAGGTTATTACCAAGATAGTTCTGGCTCAAGCATGTTGATGTCAAGCACACAGCCAGATATCAATAACATATTGTCAAGCGCAGGCGGGACCGTATTCCCAATCATCTCGGTGTCTAATAATCCTACAACGATCACTACTTCAGATAGCGCAGGTGTTGTATGGTCAGGATTTGAAAGAAGAGTAGCAAGCACCGGTCCGTTAGGTATAGAACTTGCAGTAGAACCAAGCATAAGCAATCCTTCAGGTTCTACATTAGGCATGACAGTCAATATGCCAGTGAAGTTCTCTAGTGCTAGCGGTGGTCTATCAGCGAATACTGTCTATTATGTGAGTTCTATCACAAGTCTAACAAGATTCTTTGTCAGCGCAACACCTGATGGTGCACCATTAGTATTAGGTCCGTCAGGTCCTGCAGATATGAAATGCTATACTGCCAAGGTCACTAATGCTGCCAGAATCACTACAGCATATCCTGGTATTAGAACAGTCACAGGTACTAACTCAAGCAACAATACTGTGATCGTCCCATTGAATCCTATAGGTACAGGTGGCGCGACTGGTCTATACTTAAATGCACCAGTAGTGTTCACAGGTGATGTGTTCGGCGGTATCGAAGAAAACAAGATTTATTATGTAGTATCGGTACTAAGTGCTGAGTCATTTACTATTAGCGAGAACACAGATTCAACATATATCAGAGTTACTGCTACTGACGCATTCGGCAATATTGGTGTCGAGACTACTAATGGATTAGAAGTAGGAGATGCTATAGTATTTGACACGATGTATGTCGATAATATAGCGGTAACTAGTTTTGGTGGAATCAGTCCTAAGACGATTTACTATGTCAAGGAGATCGGTGTAAACAACACGATCACTATCAGCACTACACCGGGCGGAGCAGTATTCACAACCACTACTCAGACAGCAGGTTCTGGTAACTATTGCTTCATCACAAGTCAATCACAAGTCGTTGATCTATCAGCGGCTAGCGGTAGCATGATAGTCAATATATCATTACCAGTAAGCCCTGGTCAAGTGAATGGTCAGAAGTTCACTTTCTACCCATCATCAAACAATTATGCTGATATTACGGGATCTAAACTGATTTATGGTAATCTTGCGACCAAGACTATAGAACAGACATTGGTAGATAACACAGTAGCAATAACTGGAAACACTAGCCAACTTTATAATGGATTCTCATTCACAGTTAGCGATAACATAGGTGAGTTAGAAACTAATAATACTTACTATGCTTATGATGTGGGTAAGATCCCATTCGTATGTACATTAAGCACAGATAGTATTGTAACTTTCGATGCTACATTTAATGGAAATGTGATGTCAGTATCTAACATCAGTGGTGGAAATCTATATCCAGGAAGTGTGTTCACGGGAACAGAGATAGAAGATAATACTTATATCTTGTCAGGTCCAGGTGGAAACGGTGACTATATCATAAACAAACCATATCTACCATCAACATTAGGAACAGACCTAGCCGCAGATAATGGCATAGTAACATTGTCATCAGATTATAACACAGATAACATATATGTAGGTATGCCATTCACATTCACAGGTGGTCTAGTATTCGGTGGATTAGAACTGGATACGGATTATTATGTGAGACATATCATTAATGGCTCAACATTCACTATCTCTGAGCAAAAGAATCAAGGCGCATTGAACCTAGTCACAGGCGCAGGATCATTGACTGCTAAAGGCAGCGCATCGTTCAAAGTTTATCAAAACATGGGCGATCTAGTATTCAACAAAGATTATCAGATCAAGCAAGTAGGTACAGGTAACTGGGACGATGTTGGTTCAACATTAGTTAATGCTGGGTCGTTCGTAATCGGAAATACTTATATCATCAACAGTTTAGGTAATACTGATTTCACCGCTATAGGTGCAGAAGCAAATGAGATTGATGTAATATTCGTAGCTACAGGAATTGGTTCAGGTACTGGCGATGCCTATGTTGCAAACTTTACTTGCAACAATGTCGCACAAACAGGCACAGGACAAGCAACAGTTATATTGAATGATGAATCAGGCAATGTCACTATGACACAAGAGATCATAGCAGATCCTATATTCGATATTGGTTATGTTCTAGGCGGATATAATGTATTGATAGGTTCAGGTGGTCTAGGATTCACTCAGAATAATACTATCACTATACTAGGTAATGATTTAGGCGGAACTAGCCCAACAAACGATTTGACTTTGACTGTATCAAGAATCAATCCTATAGTGCCAGGCGCATATAGTTGGTCATTGCCGGTCACTAGTGACGGTGCTATCACTAAGTTAATTACTGAAGGAACACCTATAGGTGAAACTGCTGAATACTACTTGAAGGTAATCAACGCGAACACATTAGAAGTTTATAATGATCCGTTGTTCCAAGTACCAGTCAGCGGGGATGATTTCACATATAATGGTTATACATTGACTACATCATCTAGCACTACTTCAGGTAACGCTATAGTAGTGACAAGCACTGCAGGATTCTCAGTCAATGATCCAGTCGTCTTTACTGGAACAACATTACCGACAGAAATAGAGATGGGTGTTGTTTACTATGTGAAGACGGTTGACACGCCATTATTAAACACTATAACTATCACAACTAACCCGGGCGGCGCACCGCTAACTATAATAAGCGGACAACTCACAAATATGACTGTAGCAAGAGCAGGCTCATTCATGACGTTGCCAGAACCGTTCTATTTCGATCCAAGCATTGTTAGATACAATAATAGAGTCTATATCTGCGTAGTATCAAACAATGATCCAACATTCGTGTTTGGTAAGTGGGAAGAATTGAACGCAGGTGATCGCAGATTGAATGCACTTGACAGAGCAGAAGGTTGGTATGCACCTAGCATCAACATGCCTGGTCGTGATTTGACACAGTTGTTCACTGGATTGGTCTATCCTAACACTACATACAAGGGCAATGAATTCAATCCTGATGAGCAGTATCCACTAGATACACAACTCATCAATCAATCATTCAATGCAACTAATGTAAACATACCTGCTATAACATTTGATGGTACGAATTATGTAGCACCTGCAAATCTACCTAATTACTCAGGTGTGATCGCTGACATTGAGATACAAAATGATTGGTCATTGTTCAAATTGGCAGACGAGACTTTATCTATAACTGATATCGTCAAGCAAGATAACAATTATGTTATGACATCATCAAATAGCGCGATTCCATTATTCACTAGTGATGATCAAATGACATGGAGAACAGATTCATTCTATATACCGTTTGGTACTAGTGCGAATTTGATCGATTTCTTCAAGATAAAGATGATCTCCGCAAATCAGGCATTCAAGGCAGTAACTTATCACAATGGTTTATGGATAGCAGTAAATCCAAATATTGTCACAAGTACTGATTTAGTAAACTGGCAAGCAAGATTGCCTGCTGTAGTATCCACAAATAGTTTGAATGATGTTTCTTATGTTACGGCTTCAGGATTCAATGGATTCATCACTGTAGGTAGCACAGCAACAGGTGGTATAATCTATAGAAGTCTAGATGGACTAAATTGGAATCAGGTATCAGGTACATTCAACAGAGCATACAATGCGGTAACTTCTGCGTTTGGTAGAATCTATGCTGTAGGTAACCAGATAATCTCTTATAGTACTAATGGTACTACTTGGACTGACATAACAGAGACAGGTATAGTTTACAATGATGTATACTTTGCAAACGGTGTATTAGTTCTTGCAGGAAACAACGGTGTCGTAAAGAGATCAAGTGATGGATTAAACTTCACGACTGTAACCACTGGTGTAACAGAAAACTTGAACAGCGTGATATATGTACAAGAAAAGAATGAATATACTATAGTCGGAGATAATAACACAGTATTGCAGACCGGCGATATAGCAAGTACTCCCGTATATTGGAGCAACACTAATGTGTTCCAAGAAAGACAGAGTGAATATGTTGTACAAGGTGATCCATTCATGTTCGGTTATGGTCCAGAAGAAATGGTTCCTGGCATCGTATCAGATCAATTAGTGATGACTGTAAACACAAGACCTGGCACTAACTGGCCAGCAAGTGAATATGCACATGTTGGTTATAAAGTTGTATCACTTGAATTAGATTTAGAAACATCAAACGAATATGATTTCAGTTCTGCCACGCAGACTCCTGCGCAGATCAATGTGTTCTTGTTGATAGACGGCTTGAGCGTGACACTATATGAAAACAATGATTATACAGTTAACTGGTATAACAAGACTGTCACATTGATCAATCCATTGACATCAGGACAGCAATTACGCATAGATGTTTACGAGATCGGCAATGGCGATCAGTTAGTCAAATCAAATACTGACAACGATCCTATAGAGATCAATACAACTACAGGTTTTGATGAGATTTCACTTGATTGCAATTATACTAATTTAGATTACAACGGTGGTGGTATCGTACAAGTTGATACTGATGGTGTGTTTTATACAGAACCAGCAGTATTCTATAACGGACAGAAGTTAGTACCTGGATTAGCGAACTATGTTATCGCTACTAGCGCAGTCAATAACTCCGTCACAGTATTCAGCACAGTTGGTTTAGCATCTGATCAAAGAGTCACTTTCAGCGATACTATATTCGGGGATATCACTCCATTGACAAGTTATTATATCGATCAAGTGTTGTCACCAACTACATTCACTATCAAGGATCAGTTTGGTAATCCTGTGACATTGACAGGTGCTACAGGAACAGCAGTATTCGTCACACAAGACTATGCGGCTATGCCTGCTGATAATCAGATCAATGCTAAGATCGTATTTGCAGATCATTATGATCCAGAGACAGATTATATCTCATATTCATTCTTTGGTGAGACACAACCTGTACAGTATGGATATGCAGTACCTCAGACACAGCAGTTCTTAGGTAATGGTACAGTTGGACCATACACATTAGTCAATAATCTAGAAGGCGATAATCCGCAAAATGCTATCGTTGAAGTAAATGGCGAAAGAAGAAGTCCTACAGAATATAATGTAAACTATACAACATCAACATTGGTGTTCAATTCATTGGCTCCAAGTATATCAGATACTATCGCTGTGACTACTTACAATGATACAGAAAGACAATACTTGTTTACTAATGAATATACAGGACAACAAGTATCACCTATATCATATGTCAATAATGTAGTGATACCTGCAACAGTAACTACAAGCATACCTCACAACTTATCAGATAACGATGTAGTGAGAATCGAAGGAGTTCAGGGTTCTGTACAGTTGAACGGTCAAATGTTTACTATCAATGTATTAGGTCCTAACGAATTTGCATTGTACGAGTATATCGCAGATGTACCATATACTGCATCAGTTCCATTAACTGATGTCAACACTTATGTGAGTGGCGGTTATGTTTCATTACATCAAAGTTATGTGTTGTACAATAAGACAGCAACTGCCAGCGATAGCGAGTTCATAACAGTTGGTAAAGTGACAGGATTAGTAGAAGGCACTCCGGTATACTTCACAGAAGATGGTATCGATCTTGGTAAGCCAACAAACATACCGCAAATCATTGCTGGTCAGAAGTATTATATCAAACAGGTTGTTGAGATCGATAGCCTCGATGATAAGTTTAGCATCTCTGAGACTAGAAACGGTGTCACAAAAACATTGTCAGTACAAAGTGGTTTGAACATCAAGGTCACACAGTGGGAGCAGACTAATGTTGACAGATTGTGGGTAACTGTTAACGGCAAGCGCGTTGCAAGCAGTAATCTAAAACTCCATGATGCTAACGAAGTATGCATATTGACTGAAGTATTGCCCGGCGATGATGTCATCATCACAAGCATGATGCCTTCATCAACACCTGATCAACAGACTTATCTACAGATCGTCAATGTTGCAGGACAAGCAGATGTATACCGCGCAAACACAGAGACAAGAACTTGGTTGCGTGAGGCAGTAGGTGAATATAGCACTTCTATAAAAGTAGGGGATGCTTCAAAGTTGACAAATACTGTGACTCAGGAATCAGTAACTCCTGCTCAAGAATATGGATATCATAAGGTACCGTTGATCGCTAACAGACTAGACTTAATACAAGTCACGGTATATAACGACACTAAGGGTCAGTATATAGATCAAGATTATCTGATATTGAGTTCAAGCGGTCAAGGAGCATTCGTATCGATACAAGCAGGTATCTGGATAGAAACCGGCGATAATTTAACCATCACTTCATTGGAAGGTAAATTGTTATATGTCAACGGTGAATATATGCAGATATTGAATGTCGATGAAGAAGCCAACATAATAAGCGTACAAAGAGGCGTATTAGGATCGATCATCAGTCCAAATATACCGATATACACGACTGTGTTTGGTTTGCTTGAATACAACAAGATGACAGAATCTAACTATATTAGTGTATGGAACCCTATCCCGGGCATATATAACGAGACACAAGGAGATCCATTGCAGATCGCTGATACTGCAGGGGCAAGATTCTTAAAAGTGGATGTTACTTAAATGATAAATAATTCTGTAGGAAAAAAATCGGAATCAGACGATAAAAAGCCGGAAATCCAGCCCAAGAAACCCAATGAAAATAACGGGGTTTATCTGTCGTCACATATAAAGATTTATGATCCTAACACAAAGGAAGTTTTTGTGCAAAAGAGGGCTGACGATTAATGATAACACTATCTTATAAGATTGAGGGATTTTTGAAAATCTATGATCCAAATAGTTTGGAAGTATTCGTAGATAAGAAAAATGCCATCAATTATGAAAATATGAGTGAGGCTCTTGCCGACACACTTAGCAATCGCGGGTTCGGCGAGATTTATCAAATGGCCTTCGGCAACGGTGGTGCTAGCGTAGACGAAACAGGTATCATTACATATCTGCCGCCCAATACAACAGGGCAAAACGCCGCTCTTTATAACGAAACCTATGCTAAGATCGTTGACGATACCAGCGTCTTCAACCAAGACCCTACAAGAAACAAGATGACTGTCAATCATACTTCAGGTAGATTGTACACAGATATCTTAGTGCAGTGTTTGTTAGATTACGGTGAGCCTTCAGGTCAAGGAGCATTCGATAACAGCACACAGACTGACTCAGATTACATTTTTGACGAATTGGGATTACTTGCAAATTATGGAACTGACAGTGATGGAAACATCATAACACGATTGTTGACCCATGTCATATTCCACCCAGTGCAGAAATCATTGAACCGTCAGATACAGATTGACTATACAGTGAGAATACAAAGCCTCACAAATCAGATAACTTTGTGATGATAAATAAAATTAGCGGATAATAAACTATGGCATATACGATTGTTAAAAGCGACGGACAAGTACTTACAACCATCGCTGACGGACAAATTAACACAACAAGTACTTCTTTAGGGCTTCCTGGTCGTAACTACGCAGGATACGGCCAAGTGCTTGACACTAATTTCGTGCATGTCTTAGAGAATTTCGCAGACAGCACCCCTCCCCCAAATCCAATACGCGGTCAGTTATGGTTTAATACCAACAACAATACTCTTTGCGTATGCCCATCAGATGGCGAAACAATTACTAGCAACTGGTTAGTATTGACTGCAACTAGTTCAACTGGTACTACAAGTTTCGGTAATGTATCGATAGGTTCAGACTTGACGGTAGGCGGTGACATGTCCGCAGCCGGTAATCTGTCTGTTTCAGGTAATATCGCAACTGTAGGTCTTACAGCATCAGGAAATGTCAACGCAGGTAACATCAATTGCACGATAGCAAATGCTACTACAGTTTTGACTTCTGTGATTACGACCGGCGGAAACACTACTGCAGGTACTATCACAGGTACATGGTCTTTAGTAGGAAACTCCAGAATGGAAGCGACATACGCTGACTTGGCTGAGAGATTTGAATCAGAAACAGAATTGTCTCCGGGTACAGTAGTAGAATTGGGCGGTCAAAAAGAGATCAGAGCAGTACGCTATGAATTAAGTGAAGATGTGTTCGGGGTTATATCAAACACAGCCGCATATCTCATGAACGCAGGGGCAGGATCAGATAAGACACACCCTGCTGTAGCAGTATCCGGACGAGTAAAAGTCAAAGTTATAGGCACAGTAGCCAAGGGTGATCGTCTAGTAAGCGCGGGCGAAGGTACCGCAAGATCAGCTAAAAATGGTGAGGCCACAGCATTTAACACTATAGGACGAAGTCTAGAAGACAAGGCTACCCAAGACTTGGGTGAGGTCGAAGCAATCGTCATAATAAGATAAATAAAACTATAGATTGATAGGAATTTAAAACATGAGCTACGCACAATTTAATTTGATTGAAGCAACAGACTTTAACACCTTGGTTGGAGGTAACCCTACCAGTACTGCTAATACATTGAATGCTACTTGGGCAACGGGTAGCGGTCAGGGCGGGTATGGTCAGACTGCTGTAGCAAACGTCGCAACTGGTCAAGTGGTCGCCGCTACTAGTTGGGCTAGCCTAGTAAACAACACAGCAAGCGCCGCGGCACACCAAGGCAGTAGCATCACAAGCGTAACTGCTCCGGTAGCAGGTGGTCTAGTAACTTATATCGCCGCAATTCCTACAAACTTACAAACAATTTGGGCAAGCAAAGGCAACGCCGCTGCTCAAGGTACTACAAGTTCAAACACACAGACAACAGTTTCAGCATGGACAGACTATGCGAACTTCACATTCACTTGCACATTCGCAAACGGTGATGCCGCTCGTTATTTCTTTAATGCAGGCGGTCAGTTGAAGTTTTCAGCTTCACACTCAAATACTGAAGCAGGTATCAATGCAGCCATGAATACATTGGCAACTGCATGTGGTACATTGAACATTAGCGGTCAAAACTCAGGTTCACGCACAATCGCAGGTACATCATACACCGGTGTAACAAAGACAGGCGGTAGCGGTTCAGCAACAGTCTCAACTAACTCAGGTTATTTCGGACTAAGCACTGGAAACACAACAATCTTTGACCAAGATTCAGGTACAGCGCCGTACACTACTACTGTTCAGATTCAATATCTAGCAAGAACTAATGGTGTACAAGGTTCAAATGGTGACAACGGTTCAGTAGTTACAGTACATTGCTTGTTCGACAAGATCAGCGGTAACGGTACTTTAGGTAGCGGATCAAGCGTCACTTGTACTTTAGTTCCTCCATCAACAACTAATATTGCAAATAGCTGGGGCACTATCACATTAGCCGGCTCTAACGTAGTATCCTGATCACCTAATTTTTAGCGTAGTCTAGCACCATATAAATACTCGGAAGAGAGGTTTATATGGATATCCAAAGTCTTCTATCTGAAGCAAAAGCAAGATTCGCACATAATTCCGCTAAAGATTACCTTAGGGAAAAATACAAAAACAAATTTCTAGTAGCCGATCAAAATGGTTTGTGGATAGCAGACGCCACGACCATTACCTTTTTACAGAGTTTTGATAGTGAAAAGGTTGTATTATTAGACACGCATAATAGACCTGTAGAAGTCGATAGACTTTCTCTGTTAGATAAACTAAAATCTGTTTATCAAGAAAATATGGCAGCATATCTTAAAGAGTTTAAAGAGACAGAGACTAAACGATGACTAAAGGTGTACTGCTCTTCGCCTTCAATTCTCCAGAATACAATTACTATCACATGGCAGAATTCACTGCAAAGCGTGTGAACCACTTCCTCAATCTTCCAGTAAGCATAGTAACAGATAACAATTCTGTAGCAACTAACACTGGTTATAAATTCGATAATGTGTATACGATAGACAGCGATCCCAATAATACTTTTCAGGGAAGAGTATGGTTGAACAAAGGTCGTTACCGCAGTTATGAACTTAGCCCATACGATGAGACAATATTGTTAGATGTGGATTATGTAGTAAACAGCGATTCATTATTAAAAGTTTTTGATGTCATGGATGATTTCTGTTGCCACGAATCAATAAATTTTTTGATGAATGGGTATGATAAAAAAGAACATTTAGATTTCTCAAATGATTTGACGATACCTGCATTATGGGCTACAGTAGTAGGCTTCAAAAAGACAAAACGAGTACAAAACATCTTTGAATGTTTAAAGATGGTTCAAGAGAACTATCGTCATTATGGAAATATACATAAGTTCTCCTGCGACACATACCGCAACGATTATGGATTGACATTAGCACACAGGATCGTGAATGGTCATAGCGATGTTAGATCAGATATCATACCTTGGAATCTTACACATATAGGTCCCAAGACATTCGTTTATAAAAATAACGATGATGAATTTTGCACAGAATACACAGTCATTTATGACAAGTGGATGCGCGGCAAGATCAAAAAAGAATACATCATATTAAAAGACATGGACTTCCATGTGATAAACAAAGACATATTTGTGGAGTTAACAAAATGAACAAGGGCTTTTTAGTCTTAGCACAAAACACCACTGATGTCGATTATATCAAATGCGCAGAAGTGTTGGCAAGAAGCATAAAGAAAACTATGCCAAACATGCATGTTTCATTACTTACAGATGATATAGAAGCGAGTCCTTACTTTGACAGTGTTATTGCATTACCATATGGCGATCTAGCAAAAGATAGCAAGTGGAAACTGATAAACGACTGGCAAGTATATGAAGCCAGTCCATATGATCATACTATCAAATTAGAAGCAGACTTATTCATACCTCAAAATATAGAATATTATTTTGATGTTTGTTCACAACTTGATGTGGTAGTCAGCACTAACATCAGAAGTTACAATCAGAAATTATCTAATGTCAGATATTATAGAAAATTCATCGACAATAACAATCTTCCTGATTGCTACAATGCCATAACTTATTTCAAGAAAAGCGAAACTGCTGAATATTTTTTCAAGTTGGTCAGACATATATTTGAGAATTGGGATGATTATAAATCTTTACTGCAATGTAAAGTAGACGAAGAAGCGACTACTGATTGGGTATATGCCATCGCTTGCAATATCATAGGCAGAGAGAAAACAACGATGCCTATGTTTACCGAATTCAGTATGGTACATATGAAACAGATGATCAACCATCTCAAGACCGAAGATTGGACTAATGAGTTGATCTATGAAATATTACCTGATACACTAAGAGTCAATACTATACCACAAATGTATCCTTTTCATTATCATATCAAGGACTTTTGTAGTAAAATAGAAAAAGTATATGGAAAGACTTAAAGTAATAGAGATAAACGGGGTAGAATATCTAGTGGCTGAAGAGACTGTACCAGAACCCGTTGAATTTAGACTATACTACAAAGACGATGGTAGTGTAGACTTTTATACCTGCGAAAAACCAGAAGGCAAGTATATCATAATCGATAAGAATACTTTTGCCGAGATGCGCTACGATATCAAAGTAGTTGATGGTCAGATCAAAAAGATCATTCCAGGTATGACTTACTCTAAACTCAAGCCAGACGATGAAGGTCAACCTACTGCAAAAACAGATGTCAGCGTGGTAGTAAATAGTGACTACGCAGATCAACAAAAATGGAAGTTACATACACATGAGTTATGATATTGTAGATGTTGCAGAACTCGACTGCATTTACCTAAGTTATGATGAGCCACAGAAAGAAGAATTCTGGCTACAAATTCAAAACATGGTTCCTTGGGCAAAGCGCGTAGACGGTGTCAAGGGTAGCGATGCCGCACACAAAGCCGCAGGTGAAGCAAGCGACACAGAAAGATTCATATTGATCGACGGCGACAATATGCCTGACGAGAGTTTCTTCAACATTCAGTTAGACTTCACAGACAAAGATCCTAAATTCAAATTAGCACAGTTTCGCTGGAAAGCGATCAATGCTATCAATGGACTGCGTTATGGCAATGGTGGCATGAGCAGTTGGACTAAGACTTATGTGCGTGAGATGAAGACACATGAGCATCAGACTGAAGGCGATGTATCACGAATCGCTGATTTCTGTTTAGATAGCAAAGACAGCCTCTATTGGGCTATGTATGATTGCTATTCAACAACATATCCTAACTATACACCTTTTCAAGCATGGCGTGCAGGCTTTCGTGAAGGTGTCAAGATGTGCTTGAATAAAGGCGCTGTACCTACAGTAGAAGAATTCAAAGAGACAGTGGCTAGCAGAAACTTGAATAATCTCACTATCTGGCAGAATGTTGGTAGTGATGTTGAGAACGGTTATTGGGCTATGTATGGCGCAAGATTGGGAACATACTTAACTATGTTGAGTGAATGGGATCACACAAATGTTCAGTGGTTCGATAACTATCCTGAGTTATGGAAAGAATATGCTGAAGGTAAAGATCCTAAAGTCGCTATGGAAGATGCAGGCGCGCACTTAGAAAATAAGTTAGGCTTGCCTATCTGTACATTGTCACCTGAGCAAAGCAAATTCTTCAAGCGTCATTATAATAGTGATAAGCATAATCTAGGACCGCTTGTCACAGAGATGGATGTGATCAGAAGGATCGAAGGCTGGTAATGGCAGGAGAATACGATCAATTTGCTAGGGACATGCGAGACCGCTTAAATGCGGTCAGTCCTTCTTTATGCCTAGCAAAATGGCAACAGGTTAGTTTACACTTACCGCAAGGATTGACACAGAGTTGTTATCATCCACCTACACACAAGATACCTGTCGAATTACTAGAAAAGCAACCAAGCGCACTACACAACACGCCGCAGAAGATAGCAGAGCGCAAGATGATGATTGAGGGCAAACGCCCTGATGGCTGCGCATATTGCTGGCGAGTAGAAGACGCACAAAGTGAAGACCCCAAAGGACATTTGAGTGATCGTCATTATCGCAGTAGTGAATGGTGGAACGCACCTACATTTGATGAAGTCACCGGTAATCCTTGGGACTATGATGTGACTCCCCGCTATGTTGAAGTGAACTTTAATCAAGCATGTAATTTCAAGTGTATGTATTGTAGCCCACATTTGTCAACATCATGGGAAGAAGAAGTACGAAAGTATGGCGGATTCGTATTAGATAATTATGTTCATAATGATCTACCATCATTAGAACAAAAGGGACTCATGCCCATCAGAGTAGCACAGAAGGAAAATCCTTATGTCGAGGCATTCTGGAAATGGTGGCCTACTATCTATAGAAAGTTGCGTGTGTTCCGCATGACAGGTGGTGAGCCACTCATGGATAAGAACACATTCAAGGTATTAGACTATGTGAACAATAATCCACATGGTCAACTTGAGTTGAGCATCACAAGCAACATGTGCCCGCCCGATCAGAAACTATTCGACAAGTTCCTTGAGAAGGTCAAGGCTATCGAAGAGTTGCGTACATATGAAGACAAGGAAAACTTCAATGAGTTCAGCGGAAATCACTGGTATGTAGACAAAGGCTTCAAGCATTTCTGGTTATTCGTATCACTAGACGGTGTAGGCCCACAAGCAGAATATATGCGTACAGGCCTAGAATTTGATAGGATGCTGAATAATATCAGGACTTTCTTGCGTGAAACAAAGTATACCACTGTGAGTTTCATCAATACTTTTAACTTGTTGAGCATCCCTAGCCTATACAAGTTCTTAGAGATGATATTGGAACTACGCCGTGAATTCGGTGGTCGTGCGCAGACAGAATTCACTATAGCGCCCGAGCAAACTGAAACAGAAAAAGAGCATGGAATCGTGCATAAAGTTTACACACAAAAGAAGTTCCAAAGAGTGTTCTTTGACATCCCTATACTGCGTTTCCCTCCTTGGTTCAGCGTGACCAATGCGACGGAGAAAGAGATAGAAGAAGTAGAGCGTTGCTTAAAGTTCATGGAAGATAATGTACAGGGTGATGATTACCTTGAGACATTCGAGGGGTTCAAGCCCTATGAGATTCTTAAAGTCAAGCGAGATTTGGCTGTGATGAAGGAATCTTTACCCCAAAATCAAAAGTCTATAAATAAAAGAAATTTCTATCTTTTCATTAAAGAGTTTGACAAAAGACGGGGCACTAACTTTTTACTCACCTTTCCTGAGTTTAAGAACTATTGGAAAGAGTGTGTGAAAGCATATACACAAAATTGAGGATAATATGGCAGGTAAAAGACCGGAAGAAACATACGCAGACTATAAGAAGCGAGTCATTGACATCGTTAGCGATAGTTATTGTGCAGCCAAGTGGCTAAACGCTACTATTTGGTTAGGCAATGGACAGACAGCAAGTTGTCACCACCCATTAGGACATCAGATCGATGCTAATGAGTTGAAAGATAACCCAACTGCTATTCATAATACTCCGCACAAGAAATTGATGCGTAAAATGATGCAGGAAGGTACTCGTCCACAAGAATGTGAATATTGTTGGAAGATCGAAGACCTAGGTCGCGGATCTATCTCAGACCGTGTATATAAGACTGCTGTACACCAAGAAGAGTATATCGCACAGACTGCCAAAGCAGACTGGCAAGAAAATACTATGTTGCGTACACTTGAGATCGCATTCGATAGAACTTGTAATTTCGCATGTTCATACTGCAATCCAAGTTTCAGCACGACATGGGTAAAGGATATCGTCAAGTTCGGACCATATCGTAACATCAACGGTGACGCCCGTAGTCACTTCATCAACAAAGCAGATCATGCCAAGCCACTGCCTGATGATGTGAACCCATACACACAAGCGTTCTGGCGCTGGTGGGAACAAGAGAATGGTCTTGCTGATAACCTAGAAGAGATTCGTATCACTGGCGGTGAGCCATTAATGGCTGCCGGTGTATGGAAGTTGTTCGAATGGTTCAAAGCAAATCAAGAGCGTGTAAAGAATCGTCCAGACGGCAAGGTCATGCGTTATGCTATCAATAGTAACCTCGTACCTAAAGATGACATCATGGATCGTTTTATCGAATTGAGCCATTATGTTCCTTGGCTAGAAGTTTATACTAGCTGTGAAGCGACCGGCAAACATGCTGAGTATATCCGCGATGGATTCAATTGGGATATATGGTTGCGCAACCTAGAAAGATTGCACACAGAAGGCAATGTCAAGCGCACACATATCATGATGACTATCAATAGCCTCTGCTTGTCGAGCATCACAGAATTCATGACAGAGATCATGAACTTCAAGCGTAAGCATGATTCTACATATCCAACTATGTCATTGAACATCTTGCGTTTCCCAAGTTTCCAGAGTTGCGCGATGTTGCCTATGGAGATTCGTCAGAAGTATAGCGAAAAATTACAACATTGGTTGAATCATTATGTTCATCTCAACGAGAAGACTACAAACGGTGAACCATTGTTGACTGCTATTGAGCGTGAGCAGACTCAAAGATTGATTGACTATCTTGACGTCATCAAGACTCCTCACAAGAATGTGAAGGATCCTGAGCAGAATAAACGAGACTTCAAACAGTTCTATAGTCAGTATGATGTACGCCGTGCAAAGAATTTCCGTGAGACTTTCCCCCAGGAATTCGTTGATTGGTTCGACAGTATCGATACTGAAGTACCTACTAGTGCAGAGATCATCACAGGTAACTATCGTGAAGGTATGGACTTAGTACCAGAGCATCCACCTGAAGATCCTAGCAAGGAAGTGTTCGTCAACCCTGACTTAGAAAATGACAAATAAGATAATTCCGATATGGGGTGATGATGCGAAGCCAGCAAAAGACAGCGAAAACAAAGTCTTTTGCATGGCTCCATGGACGCACACATACATAAGTCCACAAAGCGAACGCAGATTATGTTGTGCTAGCCGTGAAGAACATAGTTTTCAAAAGCAATATATCGACAGCAGTAATGATGAGCGTTATGGCGCAGTAAAGGATAGTGAGACATCACTAGACAAATATAGACCAATGTCATTGAAAGAACATTGGAACAGTCCATATATGCGTGATATCCGTGTAAAGTTAATGCGCGGAGAAGAGATTCCACAATGCGATGTCTGTAACAAGAATCTATTGATGGAAGGTCACAGTTATCGCGGATGGTTCACAGGCACACTATTCAAGCATAAGATACAAGAGGCATTCGACAAGACCGATGATACAGGTCATACCACTATGGAACCTATATCATTCGATTACCGTTTCAGCAATCTATGTAATTTCAAATGCCGCATGTGCGGTGAGCAGTTAAGCAGTTCATGGGAATCTGAAAAGAAGATCAACAATATGTGGACTCCCAAGAATCAACCATTCATGGTCCCAGAGATCAAGACTGCTATGGAGAAGTTCCAGACTGAGGTTGTCGAGCCAGAGTTTCGTGATGCAGTAAGTCGCGGTATCGTTGAAGAAATGTACTGGGTAGGTGGCGAGCCATTGATGTATGATGTGCATTGGTGGACATTGGAAGAAATGTTAAAGAATGGTAGCGCAAAGAATTGTTTCATGCGATACAATAGTAACTTAAGCCGCGTTCAATTTGGTGATAAGAACTTATTTGATTATCTACCGCATTTCAAAGATTGGATGATGTGCGCAAGTATTGACGGCACGGGTGAAATCGTTGAATATATACGCACAGGTATCAAGTGGGATCGTTGGTTAGAAAACTTCAAGCGTGGTTGTGAATTGCCCGGTGGCAGACAAAAGATGGTATTAGATTTGACTATCACAGCACCCGGTATGTTCGCATTGAAAGATTTGTTTGATTTGAGTAATGAGTTGGGCGTAAAGATTGAGACAAAGATCACATTCGCGTTCCATCCTGACATCATGTGGAGTCCAACTAGTTGGCCTAGAGAAGTACTGAATGAAGTATGCGATGATATACTTGATTATATCAGACCTAAAGCAGATGAATGGCGTCATGGTACTTTGATCGCTAACTTAGAAGCATTGAAATATACTAGAAAAACACACGAAGAAGAATGGCCCGACACATTCCGCCAGGCAGCTAAGAACGGTAAAGGTTGGGTTCATAGACTAGAACAGATACGCGAGGCTAAATTAACATTGCGTGATATCTATAGCCGTCATCCTAAATTGTTAGAATGGTGGGATAAGATATGAGTAAAACATTATGTGTGCTACCTTGGATGCATCTAGCGACACACCCTAACGGTGGTGTCAGCCTTTGTTGCCGTAGCAATCATAATGATGCAGTTAGTTGGGCTAAGAAACAAGGTACTAACAGCCTTGTTACATTAGATAATGACAGCCTCGATGATGTCATCAACAGCGATAAGTTTATCAAAGTAAGACAAGATATGATCGACGGCAGACGCCCTATCGAATGTGAAGGATGCTGGCGTGATGAAGATGCAGGACTAGAAAGCAAAAGACAGTACGAAAACAAACGCTGGGCACACATCATAGATCAACTTGAGAAAACATCTTTCATCAAGAGACCTAATTATCGTTATATCGAATTGCGTTTAGGCAATGTGTGTAATAATGCCTGCTTGACTTGTAACAGTTATAGTAGTAGCAAATGGTATCCAGACGAAAAGAAAATAAGCAAAGACTTACCTTGGTTCGTTCTAAGACCCGTAGAGAACTTTAAGTGGTTCGAAGATCCAGAGTTCTATGACGAGTTGACAAAGTATAGCGAAGGTGTAGAAGAAATATACATCAATGGTGGTGAACCCACATTGATCAAAGCACACTTCCGCTATCTGCAAAATCTAATCGATAATGGTACAGCACAAAAAGTACATCTTGTATATAGCCTAAACATGATGGACATTCCTGATAATCTGATAGAATTGTGGAAGTCATTCATGAAAGTCACAGTCAATGCAAGCATCGATGATTACGATATTAGAAACTATTATATCAGATATCCTACACAATGGGATGAAACTGTCACTAGCATAGAGAAATTAAACAAAGTAGATAATGTATATTGGCATGTCACACAGACTGTAAGCATACTAAACATATTGAATTTGGATGTGTTAAATACTTGGCTAGAAACAAATTATAACAAGATACCTCATCACAATTATGTATTGTATCCAGACTATCTAAGTCTCGCCGCATTACCTGAGAGTTATAAAGACAAGATCAGGGATTATTATAAAGATAAATTGCATGAATGGCAGCGTAATGAATTGTATGCTAAATTAATGATAGAGCATGATCCCAAGTTATTGACGAAGGCAAGTCAGTTCATCAACGCAGTAGACAAGGCAAGAACTTTAAGTTACAAAGATTATATACCAGAATTAGGTGAAATATTATGAGTGTAGAAATTCCAATTAAGATTCAAAACAGTTTTTGTGCGGCAAAATGGCTTATGGTCACTATGCATTTCGGTATGGGCGAGAACCACAGTTGTTATCATCCACCGATACATCGTTGGAAGCGTGAAGAGACTGACAAAGACCCTTCAGCATTACATAATACTGGACATAAGATTGAGCAACGCCGTCAGATGATGAATGGTGAGAAGCCTAAAGAGTGCTACTACTGTTTTGACATGGAAGCGATTAACCCCGATGTCATCAGCGATAGAAAGCGTTTTACTAACGAGTCCTGGGCTATTGAGCGCAGAGCAGAAATATTGAATGCACCTTATGACAAGCCGATCAATCCTAGCTACTTAGAGATTAGTTTCGCAAACACTTGTAACTTTGCATGTAGTTATTGCAGTCCGGGACAGAGTTCACGATGGGAGCATGAAGTTCGTAAATTCGGTAGTTATCCTATCGAAGATCCTACTGTGCATAAAGACAAGATGCACGACATGTTGCCAGAAGATGATAACCCATATATCGATGCATTCTGGAAGTGGTTACCCGACGCATACAAAGATTTGCGTTATCTAAGAATCACCGGTGGTGAACCACTCGCCACACGCAACTTCATGAAACTATTAGATTTCGTAGCACAGAACCACAATCCTAACTTGACATTAGTTATCAACACCAACTTATGCGTACCTGAGAAGAATCTAAAGATGTTCTTTGAGAAGGCTACGACATTATTGAATGCTAAAACTATCAAGGGTCTTGAAGTATATACAAGCATGGATACATGGGGACCACAAGCAGAGTATATCCGTGATGGTCTAGATGTAGCACAGTGGGAAGATACTGTTCGCAAAGTCAGCACAACATTCCATGTACCTATTCGTATCATGGTCACATTTGGATTGTTGAGCGTTTTCAACTTTAAGACATTTATTAAGAAAGTTATTGAGTTTCGTAAAGATGGTATCGATATCATGTTCAACTGCGCACGATTAGTTGACCCTAAACAGTTCGATTTGCGCATACTACCAGATAGTGCTGATAGTTATTTTGAAGATACTAACAACTTCATGAAAGAAAATGATAGTTTGATAAAGAGCGTAGAGAAAGAAACATGGGCTATGGTCTATGATTTCTGGAAAGCCCGCAAGTCAACTATGAATGATACTGAGCGTGAATGGAGAACAGATCAGTTCAAGAAGTTCACTACTGAATATGACAATCGTAGAGATAGAAACTTTACTAATGTGTTCCCCGAACTTGATGGATGGATTTACTAATACATCATGGCATTAGAAAACGACAACTTTCCCGAGCATTTTTGCAGTCTTCCCTGGCTACAGATACACACCGAACCTGATGGTAAGGTGATGCCATGCTGTTATTATAGCCACAATCATCAGCACCAGTTGGGTAATTGGAATGACAATAAAATCACAGATATATTTCATGGTGATCAATGGAATAAATTGAGGAAAGATTTCTTAGAAGGTAAGAAACCGGATTCATGTTCACGATGCTGGAAAGAAGAAGATAGCGGCATCGATAGTATGCGCAATATATTCAATAAGCGTTATCGTGATTATCCGGATCATACCAATTTTAATGGTTATAATAAATTTAAAGATATAGTTGAACAAACAAATGCCGACGGCAGTGTGAAAAATATAAAGTTAGGTACCATAGATATCATATTCAACAGTCTTTGCAATTTCAAATGTCGTAGTTGCGGCCCAGGTCTTAGCACAAGTTGGGCGGTTGAAGTGATGAAGATGGGATTACCCGTCAAAGCAAGTTTATTGACTAATACAAAAATTCCACATATGACTACTGATCTTATCGATATGGTCAATATGTGTGATGAATATACAGAGATACATTTCAGTGGCGGGGAGCCCATGATGCAAGAAGAACATTATGAATTCTTGCAACTATTGATAGACATGGGTAAAACTAATATAAAGATCAGATATAATACCAACTTAAGCGTCTATGAATTAAAACATTATAACGCATTCAAATTACTAGACAAGTTCTATAATGTATTCATAATAGGCAGCATCGATGCAATGGGCCTGCAAGGAGAATATATACGCAAAGGCTTTGACTGGCAACTTGCACAAGATTGGATCAAGGCTAGCAAAGAACAAGCACCAAATGCTAATTATGGAGTCAGCGCAGTATACAGCATCTTTAATTGTGAAGCAGCCATAGACTTACACAGACATATGTGCGAGAGTGATATTTTCACTAACAATAATGGAAACAAATTCAACTTTAACTTGAATGTGCTACATGCACCTATATGGATGCAGACTACTATATTACCTCCTAAGACAAAACAAAGAGTATCAGAAAAAATATTGGCTCACCTAGAGTTTCTAGATCAGACACAAGTAAAGAATTACGATTACTATCATTATGTAGATGTTTGGAAAAATGCTATGACTATGATGAATAGCAAAGACGAATCTAAATTGATTCCATTATTTTTCAAAGAGACACAAAAACTAGATACTATAAGGAATGAAGATTTCAAGATCCTCTTCCCAGAATTACACAGGGATTTTATAGAATATGAGCGATCAAGAATTTAATCCATTAGAGATGGCAAAGACTAGCAAGACTTTTTGCATCTTTCCATGGGTACATCAACATGTAGGAACTAGAGGTGATGTCAAACCTTGCTGTGTTTATGGTTATGAGAACCAGCAACAGATCGGCAATTTGAAAGAAAACTCATTAGCAGAAATATGGAATAACGAAGAGACAAGAAACATGCGATTGCAGTTTTTGCGCGGGGAAAAACACCCCCACTGTGCGATATGCAATAATCGTCATACTATAGGTGATCAGTTTTATAATGCATACAATGACAGGTTCTTCAAAGACAACAAGGTAGTGCAAGACATCGTAGCAAATACTAGACCTGACGGATCACTTGCAGAGCATAAACTTTTTTATATCGATGTTAGATTCAACAATTTATGTAATCTACGATGTAGAACATGCGGGCCTTATTATAGCACAAGTTGGGTAGGAGATAATAGAAAGTTATATCCAAGCGATAAGTTCAAGGATACTGATAATGGTTTTCAGTTTGCCGGTAAGACTGAGGTTCATGCACTAGAAGAGATATTACCCCACCTAGCAACAGCAGAATTAATCTATTTCGCAGGCGGGGAACCATTGATGCAAGAAGATCATTATAAGATGCTTGACAGATTGATAGAACTAGATAAACTAGATGTATCATTACAATATAATACTAACTTCTCAAACTTCAAACTCAAGGGTTTCGACAATGTATTAGAGTACTGGAAGAAGTTTACTAGAGTACAAATCAATGCTAGTTTAGATGGAAGTTATAGCAAGGGCGAATACTGGCGCAAGGGAACAGAATGGGCTACTATAGTTGAGAACAGAAAGTTGTTGATGCAAGAATGTCCTCATGTAGACTTTAATATCGGCTTCACATTGAGTTGGCCTAATGCGCATAATCTAGTAGAATTTCATAAAGAGTGGGTGGAATTGGGTCTGATAAAACCAGACGATATAATGATTAACCCATTAGATACTCCACCATATTATAACCTTAAAAACATACCCGAGTGGAAAAAGCGTGAGATCGAATTATTGTTTTTAGATCAGATGGAATGGCTCAAAAAGTTCCAGGATCAATATTCCACAATAAGTAATACATTACACAGATATGATAATGCTATAAAGTTCATGTACTCTGAATTAGATCGTGCTCCTAACATGCATGAATCTTTAAAGATGTTCAGCAAGATCACGAAGAAATTAGACGAGATAAGGGAAGAAGATTTTTTCACTATCTATCCAGAACACAACAACATTAAAAACTATCTGATACATAACAAATTAGACGATGAGTTTGACTACTGATGGAATTGAATAAGTTATTAAAAATCAGAGATGAGACTAGCCCCACATTCTGTTTGGCTAAGTTTCATGAGGCAAGTATATGGGTATATAGCGGCAAGATCGCCAGTTGCCATTATACCCCTTTCTTGCAAGTAGGTGACACAGTAGATACATTCTATAATCCAGCAGAAAAGCGCGACCAACAAAAAAGAATGTTAGCAGGCGAACAACCCCCTGCATGTGATAGTTGCTGGCGCTATGAAAATCTAGGATTGACTAGCGACAGAACTAGAAAGAGTTTAAGTTTCAAAGATCATTTGACTGCTGAAGATTATAAGAATCCTAATTTCGTATTCAAGCCCAAAGCATTAGAGTTAGCATTCAATAATACTTGTAACTTAGCCTGTAGTTATTGCAGTCCACAATTTAGCACTAGTTGGATAAATGATATAAGAGTCAATGGTGTCTATACAAACATCAAAACTGATGATCGTAGACATTATCAGAAAGACATGGCTGAATTGAACGAGATGATCAAGCCACCTCACATGGAATTGTTCTGGAAGTGGTTTGAGACAGTCATGTCCGGACTTGAGAGCATCCGTGTAAGCGGAGGTGAACCATTGATGCATGAAGAAGTGTTTCAGTTGTTCGCTATGATGACTAGAATCAATCCTAATATTGAGACTGTGATACACAGCAATCTATGTCAGAAACCAGTAGTAATGGATAGATTCTTTGAAAAAATCAAAGGATTGAATAACTTACGCATGAACATCAGCAATGAAAGTGCGGGTGAGACTGCCGAGTTCATACGGGAAGGTATGGTTTATAGTGAATGGTTAACGAACATTGAAAGACTGGGTAATAGCACAGTCAAAGAGTTTAGCATCAGTACCACAGTAAGCGCGATAGCATTACAGTCATTAGATCAGATGTATCTGGATATAATTGATATCAGAAAGCGAACTAAAGTCAAGCCTTATATATCTATCAACATGGTAGATAAACCAGAGTTTCAAGGTTTTGCTTGTTTGACTAGAAGTGAGCGAGATTTCTATATTAACAAATATACAAAATTTTATGAAACTATCAAAGATGATCTATTACCTATAGAACATGAGCATTGTAATAGATTGATCAAGTTTTTGGATGAAGGATTCATAAGAGAGAATCAGGCAGAGATGCGTAGAGATAGTGACATCTTTTTTGAGCAGTATACTAAGCGCAGAAATAAACCTGACAATCTAGCAAAATATATAGGACTTAAATGATGGATAAGTTGCATATAGGAGTATTCGGCGACAGTTATGCGGATAGAAATATATCTGCACCATTGTCAAAGTTTAAAACAGATGAAAGTTGGATGGCGCATATCGTGTCTAAAGGACATAAAGTATCATCATATGGTTTAAGCGGTAGTGCTAGTAATCATGCTTTTACTTGTTTTAAAGATCATCATCATAGATTTGACCATATTGTATTTTGTTGGTCATTTGTGCATAGGATACAGACTATGCCTCACCGATACGCTGTAGTTAGTGGATTTCCAGATGTTGAAACATTCTACAAAACATCTACATTTAAAAAATTCAATGCAGAAGAACAGTCTGAGATCGTACAGATATTATTAGGTTATAAATTTTTATGTGATTTTCAGTTCAATTTTTGGGTACAGCAAAAGATGTTTGATGATGTTAATCAAATATGTAAAGACAAGAATATAAAATTAGTAAATATATTACCTTTTATCGATAACGCCGGCAATGAATTAGATTTTTCCAATAGACATAGTGATTGCCTGTATAATTTGTTTAAAGTCACAGAAAAAGAAATGGATATGGGCGGATATGGAGATGTTCGTAGCACACATCTTACAGATGAAAATAATAGGATACTTGCTGATATCATATTGGATAGATTCGCTGAAGGTAAAAATGTGTTGATGGATCTATTTAAAGATGGGGATTTTATATATAGTAAAGATATAACCCAACGCTATGTTGATATGGGATATGATTTTCAGCGAGAAATTGGAATGATTAAAAGTTTATGATTAATAAAGTGGTCATCTTCGGAGATAGTTTTAATTATGGTCATGGATGTCCTGACCGTATATATCACTATGATCCTAGTACTCAATCGATGGTGGGACCTGTACTACCGGAAAATTCACCTAGCGAATATTGCTGGGGCTCATTACTACAGAAAAAATATCCCGAGTTGAAAGTTTTAAATTATGCCAACCCAGGTAGATCAAATCAACAGATACTAAGAGATTTTTTAGTATACAGTGAAAATGACACGGATGAGAAAGAGTCACAATTAATATTTTTTCAACTTACTAATCCTGATAGAATAGAAATTGCCTCACATAACGAAAAACAAATTGCCAGTTATGTATTGTCGATGGCAGGAAGCCATAATGATCATGGTATGGGAGATGCAGTAAGACAATATATAAAATACATGTACCATGAAAGTATAGGTCAAAATTTAGGAATGATGACATTATTATCAGCCTATGCACTAGCAACACTACAAAAATACAATTTTCGTTGGTCTTTTTGTAGAAGAAATTATGAATTCACGACATATGATTTTGTAAAAGGACTAAAACCTATGAAATTTCAGCAGATGGTTGACATAAGAAATTATGATTTTTCAGGTAAACATGATCATAGTCTTGAAACACAAAAACCGTATAGGTCAATAGACAATCATGTTAATGAGTTAGGACATCAGATATATTTTAATAGAGTGATAGAACCTACTATAAAAAGTTATAAGTAATTGAATTGAGAGAAAACATGTACAACTTATCTAAAATTGGAAGACTACACATTGAATTGACTACTAGATGCAATGCTAGTTGTCCGGCCTGTAGCAGAAATTTCGGCGGCGGACCAGTAGTTCCTGATCTAGTATTGACCGAACTTTCTATCGATGATATCAAAACATTCTTTCCGCCGGGATTTGCTAAAAATATCTCTGCTATCAATTTCTGCGGTAACTTAGGAGATCCGGGCGTAGCATTGGACTTACTACCCATACTTGAATATTTTCAATCTAACAGCGAGAAGAATATAGCACAGCAGGTTAGAACTAATGGTGGTATGAGAAATGCCGCGTATTGGAAGCAAGTTGGCGAGTTTTTTGCAAGTGTTCCTAACAGAGATAATAGCGCATGGAAATCATTGAAAGAAAGTAACTATGATAGTTTCGCATTTCCTGCAGTAGTGTTTAGCGTTGATGGATTAGAAGATACTAATCACATATATCGCAGGGGAGTTAAATGGGATAGATTGTTCGCTAACATGGAAGCATATGCTAGTACAGGTGCATTCGGTATATGGGAGTTTTTAGTATTCGAACATAACCAGCATCAAGTAGAAGAGGCTAAAAAATTAGCAAACAAGTTAGGCTTTCATTTTGTCACTAAGAATCCAATGGGGTTTGGTGAATATCAAGGCAAGCCTATAGGCATGAATGTCTATGATAAAAATCAAAGATATGAATATAGCGTTTATCCTGTAAATTTCACAGGCGAGAGAACAAATATACCGGTAGGACATCATAGCCCTGGAATAACTGATGGATATGTTAATAAACATATTCCTGTACTAACAGAATTCAGCAAAGACCTCGCTCAGAAATCGTGCATAAAGTGTAAATCAGTTAATAGTTATACACAAGAATTATATGTTTCAGCTGGCGGCTATCTATTACCTTGCTGTTTCTTAGGTGGCGTGTTCGGCGCAAATAATACAACATATAGTCGTTGGCAATTTAATGATATGATCAATAAATTGGGTTTAGATAAATTTGATTTGCGTAAAAATAATGTGCTTGATATATTGAAGGGTCCATACTTTCAGAAATTCTTTTTAGATGGATGGGAAGGTAAACCAGTAGAAGACGGTAGGTTGTTATTCTGTGTAGAGACCTGCGGTGAGCTATCCGCGATAGATAAACTATACAATAACAAGACGGTAGATGCAAGTCTATTAACTAAGGAGTGATAAAATGTTCAAATTCATCAAAAAATGGTTTAATAAAATCAAACTAGAGATACAATATAGAAAAAGACTGCGTGACATGAAAAAGCGCGACCCGTTTATATATTAATAAAAGTGATTAACTCCATTGACAATTTGTTACAGTTAAATGTCCTAGACAGTGATGACATAAAAGAAGTCACGAATTATACCGTTTGTGCTACTAGGCCTGATTTGATTTTAAAAGATGGTAGTATTAGAAGGCAAGTTTCTACATTCTCAGCCCTAGAAGAAGCACATCGATATCGATGGCAACATAAAGACTTTGATTATAAGATTTCTGAATTAGGCTTCAGGGATATTGATCTTATAAATCATATTAACTTGGCAGCTTTTGGGTGTAGTTATACTTTCGGTACTGGGTTACCGGAAGATACATTATGGCATAAACTCTTGGCTAAATCAAAAGGATATAGTACATACAATTTCGGTTTGCCGGGCGCGAGCATTAAAACTATATCTGATGTTTTCTGTATTGTGGCTAACAACATCAAGATGGACAAGGCAGTAGTATTGTTCCCTACATATATGAGAACTACGATAGCGGCAGAAAATATGTCAAATCAATCTGTTCGTTTAATCGGACTACTACCGCAATATAAACCTCCTGTACTAGAAAATTATAACATCAATCATGATATGTTTTATAAATATATTCCTGATGTTGAATTTATAAGAAAGATGAAAGAAGACATTTACATAATGGAACATATGGCTAAAAAGAATGATATACAATTGTACATATCTTCATGGGATCTCCCTACATATGAACTATTAAAGACTTTAAAAAAGAATCACATGGTATTACTAGAACAGTGGACTACTCCAGAAAACATACAGGATGACTTGGCTAGAGATATCATGCATCCGGGCATGGCTCACCATGCACATTGGGTCGATAAAATAGAACAGCAGGTATATCAATGAGTTATATAGGTATAAGCGCGGGCTTTCACGATGCAGGTATTAGTGTCATAAGTGATAACGGAAATATACTCTTTGCTGGACATAGCGAACGCTATAGCAAAAAGAAGCATGATCCTGATTTGTGTGAAGGCATAATCAAAGATGCATTATCATATGCAACATATAATTATGAATTGCATTATTATGAGAAGCCTTGGCTTAAAGCATTCAGACAATTTCGTGCGGGACAACCTATGAGTTCTTTAAGCGCAAAGAAGATCATAGGTCCTGAACTATGCGATCTATTAGGTGACAAACCTATCACTACACATTCACATCATAAGAGCCATGCGGCGGCAGGGTTTCAGACTAGTCCATTTGATCATGCTACAGTGGTCATCATAGATGCTATAGGTGAGTTAGATTGCATCAGCATATGGGATGCATGTTATGACAAGAATGGTACTGCCCACTATACTAAATTATGGAGCAAAAAATATCCCAACAGCATAGGACTATTCTATAGTGCTATGACACAGCGTGTGGGATTAAAGCCCAATGAAGAAGAATATATCCTCATGGGTATGGCTGCATACGGTAAACCTAAACATGCTAATAGGATGGTAAGTCATTATCTAGAAAATCTATTCGACTTAGATTTCAGGCATAATCTACACATAGGTTTAGAACCAAATAACTTCTTAGACAAAGCAGAAGATATGGATATCGCGTCTAGCGCACAGTTAGTATGCGAGACCCTAATAGAAAAAGTCATGCACAAAGCCTTTCGTTTAGGTTCTAGCAAAAATCTAGTATACGGTGGTGGCGTAGCATTAAACTGTCTAGCAAATAGACTATTAGGTAAGTATTTTAATAACATATGGATAATGCCTAATCCGGGCGATGCAGGTAACAGCCTAGGCGCAGCCGCATTGGGTTATGGTAGAAAGATCAACTGGACTGATGCATTCTTAGGTCACGACATCAAAGGGCCATATCCAGTAGATAAGATCATCAAAGAACTAAAGAAAAATAAGATGGTAGGGGTTGCTAATGGAAGAGCAGAATTCGGGCCTCGCGCATTAGGCAATCGTAGTTTATTAGCTGACCCAAGAGGACCCGAGATAAAGGATAAAGTCAATGAGATCAAACGAAGACAGAAGTTCAGACCCTTTGCTCCAGTCATTTTGGAAGAGCATGTTGATAACTATTTTGACATGCCTGCTGGTTTCAGTAATAGTAGGTATATGCAAGTCATCGCTAGGTGCAGGCATCCTGACTTTTTTCCTGCTATCGTTCATCACGACAATACCAGTCGTGTACAGACAGTTGCAAAAGATGGATCTGGGATACGACAGTTACTAGAAGCATGGTATGATAAGACTGGATGCCCCATGTTGTTGAACACAAGTTTGAACATACGCGGGGAACCTATGGTCAACGATAGAATGGATGCCGATCGCTTTGAAAAACTTTATAACCTTAAAGTCATTTCATAAGTAAATGCATGATACGAGATGTATTCTACTTCGGCAAAAAACCCAATGTTCACCCACTAGAGCGATATGCTAAAAACCTCGAAGAAGCGAGAGCATTAGCCACCACTGAACATTTTTGGATAGTCAACGAGTTTTGTGACTATGCAGGTTTTGATTGGGACTTTGATTTTGAATTCTTGCCGGACGATCAAGTATGGACAGGCGAGCATGATAATGTATGGCCCAGTCAGCATAACAAAGATAGCGGTACTTGGTTGTGCGCTAAAAATACTGGCGGCAATACGATATACAGACAAGATGTACCTGAATTAGTAAGAACTGAAGATAGGTCAAATAATTGGGTATTGAATTATGATGTTGAAGAGAGTCTGTTTGATTTCAGTTGGCACCCAGATCCTACAGATCCTCCCTATATCTATGCATGGGGCTGTAGATATTTCCCTGCTACGCATAAGCCTGCGATAGAATATCGTGTTCCCGGGGCGACAGACTACAAATACATGGAAAAATTTGTAGAGTTAAAGCCTAACAAAAACAATTATAAGATATTACAAGATATTGACGAGAATACTTTTGATTGGTCATGGATTCCTGATCCTACCAACCCACCTTATATCTATGTATGGGGCAATCAGCATTACTCTGCTGAAGAGATGCCTACTATAGAATTTCATGTAGACGGCGCTACTGATAGAAAGTATATCGACAATGCATGGCATGTCAAACTAAGTTCCAACAGTAAGATATTTGATGTATTTGAAAAATGCTCTGACATGGATTACACATGGCGTCCTGATCCAGGTGCGCCTCCCTATATCTATGCATGGGGCAATCAGTGGAATAAACCTGAAGACAAGATCAGTGTACAGTTTATAGTAGAAGGTGCAACAGAATACAAATACATGCCTGATAGAGTCACCAGGCTTGCAGATATGACTAATTGGTCTATACCTGACAACATTGATACTAAAGATTTTGATTTCAGTTGGGAGCCTAACCCTAATGATCCTCCATATATCTATCAATTTAGCACACAATGGCAAAAGACAGGCGGTCCTAAGTATATTGTAGAGAATGCTACAGAAATCAAATTCATCAGTGAGCAACAAACTACTGCGTTGCCTACTACAAATAACTGGAAGATACCAGAAGGTATTAACATAAAAGATTTTGATTTTAGTTGGCATCCAGATGATACAGAAGAACCATACATCTATGTGTTTGGCAATCAATATTACAGTGCCGAGATCATGGCGACAGTTGAGTATCATGTGCCAGGCGCAAGCAAGATCAAATATGTACATGATATCATAGCGACTATCACTAACAGCCGTGAATATTGGGTAGTACCTGATAATATAGCAGTAGAAGATTTTGATTTCGACTGGATCCCTAATCCGCACGATCCTCCATACATATATGAGTTCAATACTCAATGGCAAAAGAATTGCGGTATTAGATATGAGATGCCTAACGCTACTGAAGTCAAGTATATGATTTCAGACAAAATAAAAGCATTACCTACTAATAAAAACTGGCATGTCGTTTCTGATTATAAGATAAAGAGTTTTGACTATAGTTGGCATCCAGACAATACAGAAGAACCATACATCTATGTGTTTGGTAATCAGCACCACGATGCTAGACAGATGCCTACTATAGAATATAGGGTAGAAGGCGCGACTAAAGAAAAGTATATAACAGACATCGTTGCTGAATTAGAACAAAACAAGACTAATTGGATAGTACCTGATAATATCGATGATAATGAATTCGATTATAGTTGGATACCTAATCCGCATGATCAATCCTACATTTATGAATTCAATACTCAGTGGCAAAAGAACGGTGGACCTAAGTATATAGTAGAAGGAGCCACTGAAACAAAATACATGCATAGTGATAAGGTCAAAGCCAGTCCTACTCAACAACACTGGCAGTTGTCTGATATCAAAATAAAGAGTTTTGATTTTAGTTGGCACCCCGATAATACAGAAGAACCATATATCTATGTGTTCGGTAATAATCAGTATCCTGCTGAAGTGATGCCTACTATAAGATATGTGACTCCCGGCGCTACAGAAATCAAGTATATCAATGATGTTGTTGCTAGATTAGACATCAACATGACTAACTGGCAAATACCTGATAACATAGATACAAAGTCTTTTGACTTTAGTTGGGTTCCTGATCCAGGCAGTCCCCCTTACATCTATCAGTTCGGCACACAGTGGCAGAAGACAGGTGGTCCTAGATATGTCGTGGCAGGTGCGACTGAGACAAAGTATGTAGACAGCCAACGAGCAGTTAGAAAGCCCGACCATAGTAATTGGCAAGTGCCTATAGATGTTGATATTAGCAAGTTTGACTTTAGTTGGCATCCCGATGATACTGAATCGGCATATATCTATGAGTTCGGCACACAGCATCAAAAGACTGATGGCCCTAGATATGTCGTAGAGAATGCTACCGAAACAAAATATGTAGACATACAAAAAGTCACTAAGTTACCTAATAAAGAAAACTGGTTCATACCTAGTAACATAGATCAAGATAGTTTCGATTTTAGTTGGCATCCAGATAGCACAGAAGAACCATATGATTATGAGTTCGCTACTGTATGGAACGATGTGGGCGGACCTATATACAAAACTAAGAATGCTACACAAAAGAAATATATCAAAGAGATAGAAGCAAAGACATTACCTAACAATAAGAATTTCAAAGTAAAGATCAGATTAGAACCTGATAGTTTTGATTTCAGTTGGGTACCTCATCCAGAGGCACCACCTTATATCTATGTGTTCGGTAATCAGTGGAACCGTGCTGAGAAAGAACCTACTGTTGAATATCATGTAGCAGGTGCTACAGAATACAAGTATGTTCATGATATCATAGGTAAGGTAGCGCAAGACAAATCAAAATTTGAGATACTATTGCCTATAGTTGAAAATGAGTTCGACTTCAGTTGGAGACCAGACCCATACGATGATCCATTCATATATGTGTTTGGTAACAATCAGTATCCCGGCGAAGTCATGCCTACCGTTCGCTATGCTGTAGAGAACGCTACAGAGATCAAATATGTAGATGATATCAAAGCCAAGTTAGCAAATAACATGACTAATTGGGTAGAAAAGATACCAGTAGATAAGAACAAATTCGACTTTGGTTGGGTGCCTGATCCTAAAGCACCTCCTTATATCTATGTGTTCGGTAATCAATGGAATAAAGCAACACTAGAACATACATTAGAATATGTCGTGCCGGGTGCTACAGAATACAAATATGTAGAAGACATCATAGCACATGTGTTACCTGACAAGAAAAACTTTAAGATACTACATCCTATCGTAGAAGAGAGTTTTGATTTTAGTTGGAGACCTAATCCTAAAGAAGATCCATATATCTATGCTTTCGGCAACACGCAGTATCCAGCAGAAAAAATGCCTACAGTATTGTATAGAGTCAGCGGTGGTACGGACTACAAGTATGATAACACTCTCAAAGCATCATTAGCGCAAAACTATGACAGATTCACAGAGATCATACCAGTAGACAGAACAAGTTTTGACTATAGTTGGGTACCTGATCCACACGATGATCCTTATATCTATGTGTTCGGCAATCAATGGAATAATGCTGAGATAGAACCTACATTAGAATATCATGTCAAGAATGCTACACAGCGCAAATATATGACGCAAGTAGCAAATGTATTACCTGATTATAGTAAGTGGCGTGAATTGATCAAAGTTAGGGGAAACTTTGATTATAGTTGGCGTCCAGACCCCACTAGCCCTCCATATATCTATGTGTTCGGTAATCAGTGGAATAGTTCTGAAGTAGAACCAACATTAGAATATGTTGTAGAAGGTGCTACAGAAAGAAAATATGTCAACGACATCATAGCAGAAGTCGCTAGCGATATGACTAACTGGATGATACCTAAAGATATCGACATTAAAGATTTCGACTTTAGCTGGAGACCTAATCCCGGTAGCCCACCTTACATCTATCAGTTCGGTACATTATTGAATGACGAAGATGGCCCTCTCTATGTTCCTAAAAAGAACAATGGAGAGGCTGTAAAGTTGTTGCGTGTGACTAAAAAGCACGATGACGAGTTCGTAGAGATTCCTAAATATTACATACAGACTACATTAGAAGATTTGATCGATCAACATAGTGACGAATTGTTCTGGGCATTGAATAAGAACATCAATTACAGCAGTTTCAATTTCAGCTGGCGTCCTAATATCGAACAAGCACGATTCGTTCATGTATTCGGTAGTCCCGAAGCAAAAGAGACACAGACATATTTCGTCAATAGCAAACTCTATAAGCAAGGATTCACGCAGTACAATTTCGTTACTGGCGACATAAAAGCAGAGAACGAATATCTTGCTGAGTTGTTCATACAACCTGATATGTTTATGATTGATCGCGGCAACATTGAATCTAAAGAAAGATTTGAGAGATTACAAGAACGATTCCCTAACATACAAAAGACTAGATATCTGAACAGTTGGGTAGATACGATATACCGTTGCTTGAATAGAAGCACCACTGAGTTAGCATGGATACTCAACAGCGAATTAGATTATAGTAATTTTGATTTCAAGTATTATCCTAATCCTTGGCAGATGAAGATGGTTCATATATTTGGCACTCAGTGGAGCCATTGGGGAACCACATATCTATTGAACAAAGAAACTTTCCCAGAAGATACCAAGTATATCAAGATCATAGAGCATCTTAGCAATCTAAACTTTGTCAAGAACCGTAGTGCCAAAGCGACTAACTGCTTGTACGATATCTATCTGATCGACCATGGCAACAGTGAGACAGACAAGATTAAAGAACAGTTATTGTCTAAAGCCACAGGAAAGAATGTATTCACAGTGCCATATAGAAAGAGTTACCTCGATACATTCAAAGACATATTGGCAAAGGTCAAACCGAATAAAGAGAATTATATCTGGGTATGTAGTTCAGTCTGTGACTATAAAAACTTTGATGTGACATATATCTGCGATCCATTCGCTAAAGAAAATTTGCATGTGTTCCCTAGCGATAAGCAGAAGTTTGGGGACACATTCTTAGTCGATGTCAACAAACTAAAGAGTTTGGTCGATGACATGAATCTCTTAGAAGATTATGATAAGATCAATTATAATAATCATATGAGACCTAAGAGACTACCTGCTCCTGAGTTTGTGATAGACGAAGATACGAATATCAATGCAGTCAAGCAAGATTATGATTTCCCCTATGCTATATTCAAGACTAAGGACAATAGTGATATAGTCGTCAACTATGACGAGCCCGTGAGTTTATGGGCAGATCATACCAAGAATATTGAGATATTAAGCACAGGTGGCACGATTCTTGCCTTGCCAAAAGAAGCGAAACTATATGTGGATAATGAGTTATATGATTATCCTTATATAACTAAGTCTAAGCGAGTAGCCAGATCAAAGCCATTAGACATCGTGTTTTTGAGTAACGGTGAGAAGTGCGCAGAAGAAAATTATCAACATCTAGTCAAGATCACTAAGAATCTACCCAACAAGGTAGTGAGGGTAGATGGTGTGAATGGTCGCGTGGCTGCATATCATGCCGCGGCTCAAGCAAGCAATACACCATGGATGTTCACGGTGTTTGCTAAACTCAAGGTCAATGAACAGTTCGATTGGAACTGGCAACCTGACAGATTGCAGATACCTAAGCACTATATCTTTACAGCCAAGAATCCTGTGAATGGTCTTACTTATGGTCATCAAGCGATGATCGCATACAATAAGAAGTTAACATTGAATAACAAGGGCATGGGCCTTGACTTCACATTAGATGATCCGCATGAGAGCGTGGATATGTTATCAGGAGTCGCAAACTTCAATACAGACCCTTATGCCGCATGGCGCACAGCGTTCCGCGAAGTGATCAAGTTAAAGAGCGATTATAGTGACATGGCTGCAGAACGATTAAATATATGGACTACAGTAGGCGAAGGCATGTATGCCGAAAATTGTATACAGGGCGCTAAGGATGCTGTAGAATACTACAATGAAGTCAGTGGTGATATCGAAGAATTGAAGAAATCTTACGAATGGTCCTGGCTACAAGATTATTATAGAAAGAAATATACATGAGGTAACTACACTAATGGCCGTTTTCCACAAGCATCTTATTGTTCGTGCTGAGATAAAAAATCCCCCTAAAGCGGAAGCAACAGTTAAAATCTGGATGGGTGAGTTGATTGAAAAGATAGGTATGAAGTTGATGATGGGGCCCTATGCGAAATATCTTGATGTCAAAGGTAATCGCGGATTGACATGCGTAGCGATCATAGAGACAAGTCATATCGCATTGCATGTATGGGATGAGGATGATCCTGCATTAATGCAACTAGATGTTTACACTTGTGGTAACCTAGATCCATATGATGTAGTTAATGCTATACAAGAGTTTGAGCCAACTAAGGTCGAGATGAAATATCTTGACCGCGAGAATGGATTAAGCGAACTACCACTAAAATGAAATGAAATATAATAACGCTGAGATCGTTCATTGGATGAGGCACAAAGATACTCATGCCATAATGCCTGCGCATGTGGATATCGATCTCACTAACATTTGCAATCAAAATTGCTTTTATTGTAATAGTGCTGATTTTAGAGCAGCCGAGCCTGTACAAAAGAAATATAATGACTACATAACTTTGTTAGACCAACTTGCAAGTTGGCGTAGTTATAAACCTAATAGTTACGGAACATTACATAGCATAAGTTATCCGGGCGGTGGAGAACCAACTATATTGCCTGGTTATGAAAAAGTGATCGAACACACTATTGATTCGGGTTTCTTAGCAAGCATCACTACGAACGGTAGCAAATTAGAAGCGTTAATAGATAAAGTGAGTGTCAACAAACTACGACAACTAGCCTGGGTAGGAATCGATATCGATGCTGGCAATGAAGAGACATATGAACTGATAAGGCAAAGTTTGACAAGAACCAGTCTGTTCAATCGTGTATTGACGAATGCTAAAAATTTAGTAGAGATCGGTGTGAAGGTAGACTTCAAAGTGTTGTTGACTGAACATAACTCAACTGTTAGTGAACTAGAAAGCATATTTGAGACTTCTAAAAAGATAGGGGTTAGGATGGTCTATTTTAGACCGGTGATCGTCAACGATCAATTGTTTGCGTTGACCGATGAATTATTAAACAACATTGAAGTTATAAGCAAAAAATATTCGGTCAACTATAAAGTGAACAAGACTAAGCATCTAGAACGAAACTACAAAAGATGTCATCAGATGTTTCAGTTTCCTGTCTTTTGTGCTGATGGCTTTGTTTATCTATGTTGCGAGAATAGAGGAAACCCTAACTTTAAATTGGGCCCATGGCACGGTGATGATTTTAGAAAATATTGGTTGAGCGACAGACATCATGAAATCTATAACAAGATCAATACTAAGTTGTGTCAGCCATGCAGACCCAACTTGAACAATATAGAGATACAGAATATAATAGATGATCCTAGTTTGTTAGAAGGATTGTATGTGTAAAGTATAAATAACATTCAGCCGCACGACCTTCTGGAGTAGTGTTAGTCGCACAGCGATGGTGTTGTTGAAGGATCAAGGTACTCTGCAGGTACTAGAGATAAACCAGAAAAAACTGCTTCGGTCAGTACTGTGGGAAGTACAGATCGACAAGACTAGGACAAGGTTCGAATCCAAGCCGAAGCGACTTATATTCATATACAATAGCAATCTCAAGTCTAAATAATATTATGTTCTGGAGAAAAACATGAAAACATTATTAGCAACTGTCTTGGGATTTATGTTAGCATTAGCATCTACTTCAACCTATGCACATGGAGGTCATGGAGCACATCATGGCCATTCACATAATCATCATAGACATCACTATTTACATGGGCATCGCCATCATGTTCCTGTTATAATTCACCGTCACAATGATAATTGGGTTGCACCACTAGTGGGCGGTGTTATTCTTGGTGCGGTTATTGCAGATGCTAACGCAAAAGACAAAGAAGATAAACAACAAAAGAGACAAGTTTGCACTGAATGGAAAGAAATTATTACTGAAGATGGAAAGATTTACAAGGAAAGAACTTGTAAAGAATTATGATCGTATGAAGTGAAGAGAAAAGTGTTCTGGACGCGGGTTCGATTCCCGCCCGGTCCACCATAAAGGGATTATATGAATGACGAAATAGTAAAATGGTTATTTGGTCTAGGTGTGATTTTATTAGTTTTTGCAATAGTCCTTTTATGATGGGCCGGACCTGGTTTCGACAGGGCAAAGAGTAACGGAATGGACGATCCGAGAGGCGACTGACGTAATCAGAGCGAAACAAAGTAAACGCAAACGATAGCGTATACGCTCTAGCCGCTTGAGGCTAAGCCGGGGTTGACAACCTTGTAACCAATAGTCGGGAAAGGCCTTTCGGGGCCTTTCTTTTTAACTAAATACTTGCATGGACATTAAAGAACTTGAGAGTTTTAAGTTAGCAGACGCGGTTAAGTTTCATGACAAACTCAATCCTGCCCTATGGACTGATAAGGGTAAACTAGATCCCGAAGTGTATGAGAGATTGATGGATATAGCCAAAGATTTCATGGCATATCTAGGGTTAAGCAGCCTCAAAGTAGAAGACATCACTATATCAGGTAGCAATGCGGCATATTCATATACTCCGCATAGCGATCTAGACTTGCATATATTAGTAGATCATAGCAAACTACCAGATGACGAAGTGTACAAAGAACTGTTCAATGCTAAAAAGACCATATACAATGATACACACGATATCAAAGTACATGGTGTCCCGGTAGAACTATATGTTCAAGATAGCAATCAGCCACACCATAGTTTAGGTGAGTATAGTATATTAAAGAAAGACTGGATCAAGATGCCAGTCAAGCGCAGAGCGAACTTTGATCAATCTGCTACTAAAGCAAAATACGAGAAGTTAGGCGAGTTATTAGAACTAGCGATCAAATCACGAAGCCTCAAGCGTGTAGATAAAGTATTAGATGTCATAAAACGATATCGCAAAGCAGGATTAGAAAAGACCGGCGAGTTTGGTCCTGAGAATCTAGCCTTCAAGGCATTGCGTAAGCAAGGATTGATTCAGAAGTTATGGGACCTACGAAACGAATTGCGTAGCGAGAAATTAAGTTTAGAAGATTATGATCCAAACGGGCCTCCACCGGGGCCAGAGTTTCCACCAACAATGCCCGCCGGCACAGTTAGAGTTGATGTTAGTGATGTCTATGACTGGTATAAGTTAGGTCAGCATATCAGCAATCTAAAAGGTCTAGGCAAACATGATTTTGGTAAAGGGCCTCCCAGCACGATATTATCATTCGGCGATGAAGATTTAGAACACCAATATATTCAAGCATTGAAGAAGACAGGATTAGATACGACTGATATCGATCCAGTTGATCCAAAGCAACCTAAAGGAATGCCCCGTCAGAAAGTTGATCCTACATACAATGTAGGTGAAGCAAGAAGTAATCCAGAACAAAATGTCAAAGAAGAGTCTGGCAAGAAAGAATTATTATCTATTGCTAAAACTATCAGTGATCCTGAAAACTGGGCTATCAGTATGACTAGTCAGCCTAAGTTAGGTGTCAATCCACAACCGGCTGTTAGCGAAGATACACCTAAGGGCATATATTTCTATCCATTAGATTATGCGTTGGGCGAGATCAAACGAAATAAACCTTTGCCGTGGGGTGATAACATGCCCTACATTCAGTTGTTTCAATATGACCGTTCAAATCAAATGACACAGCAGACCAAAGTTGATAGTGCTAAACTAAAACAAGCATTGAGTAAATATTGTCCTCCTGAAATAATGCAACAAGCAGACGAAGATGGTGACTATGATGGTACACCATATTGGTATATCTATGATTGTTTGAGTAGGCTAAACAAAGGTGACGAGACTACTATCATCCGTTGGAATAAAGTATTGCGTGAATTAGGCTTTACTAGCGTATTTGATCCTGGCAATGGCTGGATCGCATACAATGAGCCAACACAAGGTGTTGTATTAGATCCAAGAATAATCAAACAGCATAAGACAATTGCTAATCGTAAAGAATCAAAAGTAGTTACTCCTGCTCGTATTGCCCAGTGGCTATTTGACGAAATAGATATGGAATTGACCAGCAATAGAATATGGCAAAAGTATGATCCAGATGGCAGTAAAGTTAGACAGAAGTGCAAGGAATATGCCGCCGGCCCTGATTTCAAACCATTCATTGGTAAACCATTCAGTCAAGAATTGGAAAATAAAATAAAATCCTATAGAACATTCGGCGCAAGAGAATTATCAGATATTGCTATGGAATGGTATAAAGCACAACAGCAAGTTAATGAAGCATTTGACCAACCCTATAGACTTAAGTGGGAAAAGAGTGATTACGGTGATGTTGACGCATATGCTAAAATGGATGATGGTAACTATCTAAGCATTATGTTCAATAAGGGGTTTAGTCAAGGAACAAAAGAAGAAGCATGGAATGTTGAATTCTACAGAAACAACAGTCAAGAAGTTACAGGTGAGGGTGACGCACAACGAGTGTTCGCTACTGTACTAAGTGCTTTAAAAACATTCATTAAAAAGTACAAGCCTAACAGAGTAATCTTTTCAGCAAGCAAAGATAACTGGGCAAAACAACAACAGAATAGTGAAAGTCGTGCATCATTATATGATAGATTAGTTCAGCGTTATGCAAGGGCATGGGGTTTCCGTGCTTTCCGTGCTGATGCGGGAGACAAGGTCATATATGAATTAAGTAAGATAAAGAAAGATGTAGCAGAAGGCGGAGCCGAAACAAGTTGGTCAGACGGCGATGAGGAAGTTACACTACAGGATATTTTAGAATTAACCAAACATATCAACCAAATTGATCTTCCGATAAACGATAATCTAAAAAGCAAACTACTTCATTGGGACGGGAACCCAAAAGAAATAGAAAGAATTAATCAAGTAACAGTCTCTAACCAGTTCCCCATTTTAGTTATGTTAGATAAGCAAGGTCAGATAGACTGGATACTTGATGGCAATCATAGATTACATAAAGCGATAAAGTCTCAGGCAAAAACAATACCTGCTAAACTTATTAAACCTAGTGATTTAGATGACAAAGCAAGAAGAGTATTTCATATAGAAGAACAAAGTGTGGTAGAAGCAAGCGGTTATATCCCTAGCAAAAAAGAAAAAAATGATCCGCGCTTCAAAACAGCACTAACTATAGATGTGAAGCCTGATAGTATCAAAAAGAACGCAAAAGCGTTTAGTTGGCTCACAAGCAGAGCAGGCATTCCGCCTAAAGCAAATACTAACGGAAAATTTTAAGGAGACATTGTGGCAGCAACAAGAATTTTAGTGATGGGTTTACCTGGATCAGGTAAAACTTATTTTTCAGAAAGATTGAAGAAATACTTAGAAGAATATTGCACGATACAACATGTATCATTCGAACGATTATCACAATATGAAGTTCAGCCTGCATATTATCAAGCAAAAGTAGATTGGTTTAATGCTGACGATGTTCGCAAGAAATTCAACGATTGGGACTTCAGTAAAGAAGGACGAATCAGGCAAAGTATTCGCATGTTTGATTTTGCCGTGAGTTCAACAGGCGATTTCGTGATATGCGATTTCGTAGCACCATTGCCAGAGATGCGCAATAATTTCAAAGCAGACTGGGTTATATGGATAGATAGTATAGATCAGGGTAGGTTTGAAGATACTAACAAAGCGTTTGTGCCGCCCACTGTCTATGACTTCCGTATCAATGAACAGAATGCAGATTTCTGGGTGCCGTTTGTTGGTAACAAGATTCTCAACAATGAGCGCAGACCCGTGTTTGATTATCAAAAAGAAACAGTACAGATGTTAGGACGCTGGCAACCATGGCACAAGGGACATCGTGCCCTTTTTGAAAGAGCATTGGCTAAGACTGGTCAAGTATGTATCATGATCCGTGACTGCCAGGGTTGGAATGGTAGTAACCCATTTGCAATTGAACAGGTTACCGATCGTATACGCAGGGATCTTGACCCTCTCTATCAAGGAATGTATACTATACAAGTAGTGCCCAATATTGTGAACATCACATATGGGCGTGATGTAGGTTACAAGATAGAGCAAGAGGTGTTCGATGATTCAATACACTCAATATCTGCGACTAAGATCAGACAGGAGATGGGACTCAAGTGATATGGACCGTAAGTTTGAGACTGCACTAGAAGCCAGACACATAGTAGACGGCTTAGCAATTCAAGTTAAAAAACTTAATTACAATCCACAATACAAAGTCTTTTTAAAAAATCTAGAAAAAATGATTAATGACCTCAGTTCGGCTGAGGTCGTTGCCCGTCAGTCCAAGAAACCTAGCATAGTAGAAGTCCCCCGTGAAAGACTAGCACTGGCTATCGATTATTTCGAAAAATTAGTGCTAATTCAGACCCTTTCTCAGTAAAATCCTATATAAATCAACAACTTACATAGCCACTAGTGTTGCACAAAAACAACACTCAAAGGCTTGACTTTAGGTATGATTGGGTTCATAATACATACATATCGTTGATTCACGGAGTGTGAAATGGCTAAAGTAATCAGTATCAAAGTTTTCGCAGACCCAGGTCATGCTTGGGCTCGTTTTCCAAAAGCAAAACTAGCCAAACTTGGTATCGCTGATAAGATTTCTACTTACAGTTATCAAAATGGCTCTAATGCTTTCCTTGAAGAAGACTGTGACCTTTCTGTATTGATCACCACCCTCAAAGAAAAGGGTTATGAAATCAAATTCAACGAAAGCCACACAAATCGGCAAAGCAAAATTCGTAGTTATGACTACTACAAGGCTTGACATTCACTTTTGTTTGATGTAAGATAGCATCATATCGTTTTTTATAGGAGACTCTCACATGGCTATTTCTGACAATTTGACCGTTACTTCGGTTCAGGCTCGCAAAGCAATCCTCAAAGCATTCAAGGCTAAGCGCCCGATGTTTCTCTGGGGTCCTCCCGGCATCGGTAAGAGTGAGGTTGTTCAAGACATCACTAATGAACTAGGTGGGTTCATGATCGATCTGCGCATGGCACAGATGGAGCCTACTGACTTGCGCGGTATCCCTTTCTATAGCAAAGACCTCGGCAAAATGGACTGGGCTCCCCCGGTCGATCTGCCCGATGCTGAACTTGCTAGCAAGTATCCCATCATCGTGTTGTTCCTCGATGAGATGAATAGTGCGGCTCCTGCTGTACAGGCAGCAGGTTATCAGTTGGTTCTCAATCGCCGCGTAGGCAAGTATGTGTTGCCCGATAATGTTGTTATCGTTGCCGCAGGTAATCGTGAGAGTGACAAAGGTGTGACATATCGCATGCCGATGCCCCTCGCTAATCGTTTCTTGCATATCGAAATGCGAGCCGACTTTGCTTCATGGCAGACTTGGGCTGTGAATGCAGGCATTCACACTGATGTTGTAGGTTACTTGTCGTTCGCTAAGAATGACTTGTACGATTTCGACAACAAATCGTCTAGCCGTGCATTCGCTACACCGCGTAGTTGGACATTCGTTAGCGAGATTCTTGAAGATGAAGAAGATACCGATACCGATACCTTGTTCAATCTTGTAGCCTCGGCTATCGGTGAAGGTCTTGCAGTCAAGTTTATGGCTCACCGTAAGGTTTCTAGCAAGATGCCGAACCCGAGCGATATCCTTAGCGGTAAGGTCAAAGAACTCAATGTCAAAGAAATCTCGGCTATGTATTCGTTGACCACTTCAATGTGCTACGAACTGCGTGATGCTGTTGAGAACAAGGTTGATAGCAAGAAGTTCCACACTATGGCTGATAATTTCTTCAACTATATGATGGCTAACTTTGAGACTGAGTTGGTTGTTATGGGTGCTAAGATCGCACTCAAGACTTTCAAGTTGCCGATCGAACCTAGTCAGTTGAAGAACTTTGACGAGTTCCACAAGAAGTACGGCAAGTACATTGTCGAGGCTGGTAACTAATCAGTAAAAAATCCTACCCGGTAGATCGCTAAATAATGTGAGAGTCATTGGCATCTACCGGGTAGGTACCCTTTTATGAAAAAGACAGATTACAAATGGTTTTATCAGGCTGATTTTTTAGAAGATAGCCTCCATAGCCAACTTGTAGAATCACTCTCATTAGGTTTTAAATCTAGCCTTTTTATTGATGAAGAAGGGACTGTTACCGAAACTCAAGGTAATGTGGTATCGAATCGATATCATGATAATAGTATTTTAAAATCAAAGGTATCAAAAGATACATTACTAGCAATTGAGTTAATTGAAAATAAGTTAATTGAGTCGGGTGTCCAAGTGCCCGTTTTATTTAATTTATCAACTTTAGTAGGTCCTCGCCCTACACCGGATATGAAATCATATGGTTGGCATAAAGATTTCAATATCATAGACCACATACAGGATCCTTTGAAATTATGGTTCACTATGTTGACTTTGACTAAAAATGATGTCAATAGCGAATTCATGGTATCACCTACCCCTGAAGGTCCTGATTTTTGGAAAATGGGAGTAAGGACAGTCGCTACTTCCAATAAATTGTTTGGCCACAATATGCACTTGGGTCATGAGTATGCACCTAAGGAAAACAACAATGTATGCATTCTGTATATGCGTTGGTTTGATGCAGGATAATGTTGTTTAAAAACAACAACTTAGCAGGCTTGACTCTACCCGTAAATTTCTGTATAATATATACATATGACTGATAGGAGTGTACATATGTCTGATGTAATTCCCGGCACTAAAGGTGCTAAGAAATCTAAACGCAATAAGAAGTTTGACAATCTGATCGGTCCTACTGACCCTAAGATTGATATGCAGGCCCGTGAACGACTGGTGACTGCCCGCATTGGTTTGCTATTGCGTCATTCGTTTTTCGGTAACCTCGCTACCAGACTTCAGTTGATCAATGCTGATGACTGGTGTGCTACTGCCGCGACTGACGGTAAGAAGTTTTACTATAATTCAAGATTCGTTACCTTGCTCAAGCCTAAAGAAGTTGAATTCTTGGTTGCGCATGAAGTGTTGCACGTTGTTTATGATCACTTTGGTCGTCGCGGTGATCGTGACCCACAAATTTTTAATATCGCAAATGACTATGCGGTCAATGCTGACTTGAAGCGTCACAAAGTAGGCGAGTTCATCACTAGCGTACCTTGCTTGTACGAAGCAAAGTATGACGGCAAGGCTAGCGAAGAAATCTATGATGACCTGATGAAGAATGTAGAAAAGATCAGCCTCGATGATCTTGTCAACAAACTCCTTGACGATCACCTCGATGGTGATGGTGACGGCGAAGACGGTGATCAAGAAGGTGGTGAGGGAGACAAGAAGGGTAAGGGCAAGCGTCCTACGATGACCGCTGAAGAGCGTGAACAACTCAAGCAAGAAATCAAGCAGGCTATCATCAATGCCGCGAGTAGTGCTGAGGCAGGTAGTTTGCCTAAAGGTGTCGAGCGTCTTATCAAAGATGTCACTAACCCTGTCATGCCTTGGCGTGAACTGATTCAGACTAATCTGACCAGTGCTATCAAGACTGACTTTAGTTTCATTCGCCCTAGTCGCAGGGGCTGGCATATGGATGCTATCATGCCCGCTATGACACCCGGCGAAGAAATCGATGTTGATGTTTTCATCGACTTGTCAGGTAGTATTAGCGATGAACAAGGTCGTGCATTCTTGACTGAGGTTGCAGGCATGATGAGTGCATTCGACGGCTATCGTATCAATGTCGCATGTTTCGATACTGAAGTTTACAACCCGCAAACTTTCACTAGCGAGAACCTCGATAGTGTTGATCAGTATGAATTGGTGGGCGGTGGTGGTACTGACTTCACTTGCATCTTCCGTCATCTTAAAGAAGAAGGTCGAGTGCCCAATCGATTGATCGTGTTCACTGATGGTTACCCCTTCGGTAGTTGGGGTGATAGTGATTATTGTGATACGACATGGATCATTCACGGTGATCCTAATCCGAATCCCCCGTTCGGTACTTTTGCACTCTACGATGATCATAAAAAGCGTTGAAGAGGTAACCATCTACGAAAGTCCAGATGGTGGCAAGACGGTCTACTCTCGCAAGTCGGGAGAGACCGTCAGGTCTCTGCACTATCTAGATCCTGCATACCAAAAGGAACAAGAGATATCCAAGCGTTGGATCAATCTTAAAGAAGCCGTGTTTATGGCAGATACTGATCCAACATTAAATGATGCAATAAGCAAAGTGGAAGTATTGTATGCCCTCAAGAAAAAAGAAAGAGTATAGGTTCCTCGCTGTTTGGGACATGCTAGGCCTTGAATCATTGTGGGATGTTGATGAGGCTTTAGAACTCATCAACAACCATGACAAACAAAAGACATGGAATACACTCAAGGGTGAAAAGACTCTACCAATGAGGAATCCCATCCCACTCAATGAATTGATTATGCGGGCTAGGGCTAACAGCCAGCGTAGTTATGAAATCTATACTTTCGCTAGCGAATTTGATAAGAAAGAGGTTCAGACTATTTTTGCGGAGTGTCCACAACCGTTGGTAGAATGGATTCGTGAAAATGGTACTAAGATTTATAGCGACTACACTAAGTCAGAAAGAAAGATGATCGTATGATGCTGATCGGTACTAGTCTCGGTGGTTGTCTCAAATCAATCGCGGCGGGTGAAGTCAATATCGATGATGTATTGTGTATCATCACACGAACTAAATGCACTGATAAACAGGGCTTGATGCAGGTGGTAGAAGATTATCATTCTAGTGGTAATCATTTCGCTACGATCAGTACCAATTATGATTTGGGTCAATATGATCTGGATAAAATAAAAGAGATTGCACATTGGTTATGGGAAGCAGGTAAGATCCATCAACCTAGAATGTATAATAATGTTGGAGGATTCGTGCATCCTGAACTTGTCAGAGATCAACTGTGGCTTGAGATCGCACCCAGGGCTACCGATAATCCTGCCGTAGTAAATGCGTACAATCATTATAAGATGCTATTGGAGTTAACTAGAGATGAACTTAGTCATCAATATTGATACTTGGAATAAGGCTAGAGAAGTTTCTTTTTGCCCAAAACATTTTATACCCACTTCTACTCCTCTTAATGAAGAGGCTAAACTTTGGGTATTAGAAAGACTTCATGGTAGATATTACATTGGTTTGAATGCACAGCGTAATACTATTTTTGAACAGGTAGTGATGATATATTTTGAAGATCCACAAGAAGCCGTACTTTACGAACTTACTTGGTCTTAAAATAATTTGAAGTCTAACTTGCTAGTTAAATACTTCACAAATTAGGAGAATACATATGGCGTTTTTAAGACATATAGGAAAGCATGGTGATCGTAAAGTAGCGGTAGTGTTCCGTGAAGTACCTGGCGAGCCACACATGGCATTGGTTGTTTATACAGAGGTACTAGGTCAGAATATTCATGATCCACTTATGGCTTGTATTGAAAGCGACATTGGTCAGAATAGCGAAGACCTTGCATTAGCATTGAATCGTACTCATGCTAAAGACGGTACAATCATTCTTCAAAAGTTACACGGTGAAGGTATGCTCAAGAAGATTCGTACTGAACTTGTTGTCATGACACCTCAACCAAATGTACAGATCAAACTTGATGAACTCAACAAGATCCTTGACGAAATGAAGCAAGGCGAAGAAGCAGTCAGGAAATTGACTGAGATGGATCAGAGCATGGGAATGCAAGATCCATTACAAGTTGCTAGACGTTTGCGCGGCAATCAGCGACCTGCTCCGGCTGGTTCAGATGCGGAGCTAAATGCGGCACTTGATGATAATGGTATTGCCGCTAACTTGCGTCAACAGGCTGAGCGCATGGATCGTGAAGCAAAAGGTTTGATGGCTGAAGCACAGCGTTTGATGAAGGAAGCAAATACTCTTGATCCAGTAAAGGCTAAACCTGAAAAAGTTGTCAAAGCCGCGGCACCTAAAGCCAGAAAAGTAAAAACGAAAACAACTGCATAAGATCATCTAAATCATGTCCCCGGACTTTATCAAACAGTGGGAGCATATTATTGATGATGTTGACAAGCAAAAGATTCCCGTAGAGTTTATATCAAAACTTGTGATTAAACTCTCCGGGAAAAGACAGCAGACAATCAATATTAAGCGTTTCCTTAGTCAAGGATTAGAGCCTCATCAGATAGAAGAGGCTGTTAGCCGCAAATTAGCGGAATACGATGATTTTATTACGGGAGTGGAATTCGTTTTGAATATTGAAAGTATAGCAGAAACCGTACAACCAGAAACCGACAAGTTGCTAAGAAAATTCAAATGAAACAGTATCACGATTTATTGAAAGACATTTTAGCATATGGAGAGTCAAGAGATGATCGAACTGGCGTGGGCACTATTAGTGTTTTTGGTCGCCAGCTTCGTTTTGATCTTGATTCCGGTTTTCCAGCAATCACTACAAAGAAGTTGGCTTGGAAGGCTTGCGTTGGTGAGTTACTTTGGTTTCTTGAAGGTAGTAACGATGAGCGTAGACTGGCGGAGATTACGCATGGGTCGAAAGAAGGTAAAGTAACCATATGGACACCAAATGCGTTAGCACCCTATTGGAAGTCTAAAGCAAAGTTTGAAGGTGATTTAGGTCCTGTATATGGAGTGCAGTGGCGCAAATGGGAAGGTCCTAGATGGGGTAGCCTGATTGATCAAGTATCTAATCTAGTTGATTCATTGAAGAATGATCCTAACAGTCGCCGTCATATCATAAGCGCATGGAATGTGGGCGAACTAAAAGACATGGCATTACCTCCCTGTCATGTGATGAGTCAATATTATGTGAGCAAGGACAACAGGCTAAGTTGCCATATGTATCAGCGTAGCGTAGATGTGTTCTTGGGCTTGCCATTCAACATAGCGAGTTATGCATTATTGACACACATGTTAGCACAAGTATGTGATCTTAAGGTTGGCGAATTAATAATATCAACGGGCGATACCCATATCTATAAAGATCATGTAGAGCAGGTCAATGTACAATTGAGCCGTGAAGAATATCCTTTACCTACATTGTATTTGAATCCTGCTGTGAAAGATATCAACAGTTTCACTATGGATGACATCAAGTTGCAAAACTATCAGAGTCATGATAGTATCAAGGCTGTGATGGCAGTATAATATGCAAGAAGTAATAGTACATCAAATAAAAATGGGTGATGTAGAAGACCCTGATCTTTTTGTCGCTGAACCCATCTGGAAGTGGCAACAATCAGATGAAGGTAAGTGGATCATGGATCGTAGCGTTGAAAAGCCTATGTGGAAAAGACATATCGATCCTAGTACTTATGGATATGTGTATACGATACATGCATGGCTAGATGGACAAGATTTAACATATTGGAAGTTAAAGTATGAGTGACATATTAGTGACCGGTGGCTATGGTCTTATAGGCCACAATGTAGTTAGAAAATTAAAAGACTTGAAACATCGTGTCATGGTCGTTGATACTGAAACTAATTATGGCATCATACCTCAAGATGAGATCGATTATCTCATGGAACAGCGTAAGAGAAAAGTTGGCATTGTAGAAAATGTCAAGTGGGATATCAGCGAACGATTTATGATGCACACCGTCTTTAAAAGATTTCAGCCTGATATCGTAATACATATGGCAAGTTTCCCACGACAGAAAGTAGTCAACAGCAATCCACCTTACGGTGCTAAAGTGATGAGCGAAGGATTGCTCAATCTACTTGAAGAGAGCAGAATTGGCTGTGTTAAAAAATTTATATACATCAGCAGTAGCATGGTCTATGGAGACTTTACTGACGATGTGACGGAAGATGCAATCTGTCGTCCACAAGGACAATATGGCATCATGAAACTTGCAGGAGAATGGCTTGTTAAAGATTACTCGCGCCGAGATTGTTTTAAGCATACTATCATTCGCCCTAGTGCTGTATACGGGCCACTTGATGTTGAAGATAGAGTTATTGCGAAGTTCATGCTTACAGCAATGCGCGGAGGTGTGCTTAATGTTAATGGAGCCGGAGAG